TTGACAACTTTAATGATGCGAGTGTATTCTCTGTATTATTAGACCTAAACGCTGCGGTTACCGACAACCTTCAATTCAACATAGATAGAAGTATTCAAGAAACGGTATTACAGTACGCTCAACAAAGGTCATCAGTATTTAACATCGCCAAAACTTATGGATTAAAAGTTCCGGGTCAAAGACCTTCAGTTGCTTTAGTTGATTTTTCAATAACTGTACCTGCTTTTGGAGATAAAGAGGATTTAAGGTATTGTGGTATTCTACGTAGAGGTTCTCAAGTAAGTGGCGCGGGTCAAGTATTTGAAACTGTTTATGATATTGATTTTTCTTCACCATCAAACGCAGACGGATTTCCTAATAGACTAAAAATCCCAAATTTCGACTCAAACAATAAGTTATTAAATTATACAATTGTTAAACGTGAGACCGTTGTTAATGGTATAACTAAAGTTTTTAAAAGAGTTATTACCGCAAATGATGTTAGACCATTTTTTGAATTATTTTTACCTGAAAAGACCGTTTTAGGAGTAACAAGTGTTTTATTAAAAGATGGAACTCAATACGCCAATGTACCCTCAAATCAAGAATTTTTAGGTGTTGATAATAGATGGTTTGAAGTACAGGCTTTAGCCCAAGATAGAGTGTTTATTGAAGACCCAACAAAAGTTTCGGATAACCCTGGTATTAAAGTTGGTAGATATGTGAATACCGCAACTAAATTCATAACAGAATTTACACCTGAAGGTTTCTTTAAAATGACCTTTGGTGGTGGTAGTCAATCGGCTGATGAACAATTAAGAGAATTTGCCCGAGATGGTAAACCATTAAATTTATACAAATATTCTAATAACTTCGCATTAGGTAGTACTTTAAAACCTAATACCACATTATTTGTTCAATATAGAATTGGTGGTGGTACAGGAACTAATTTAGGTGTTGGGGTTATAACACAAATTGGTACAGTTTCATTTTTTGTGAATGGTCCATCTGAATCAGTTAATACGACTGTGGTTAATTCATTAAGATGTAATAATATTACAGCGGCTATTGGTGGGGCAAACTATCCAACAACAGAAGAAGTTAGAAATTTAGTTTCATATAACTTTACAGCACAAAACAGAGCAGTTACAGTAAATGATTATGAATCAATCATTAGAACAATGCCCTCACAATTTGGAGCACCGGCTAAAGTTGCGATAACTGAAGAGAATAATAAAATTAAAGTTCAAATGTTATCATATGATGAAACTGGTAGATTAACTGAGATTGTTTCAAACACTTTAAAAAATAATGTTGCAAACTACCTGTCAAATTATCGTATGATTAATGATTATGTGTCAATTGAAAGTGCAAATGTTATTGATTTAGCAATAAATGTTGACGTTGTGTTAGACAATTCACAAAATCAAGGTTCTATTATTTCTCAAATAATTAATATAATCACAGATTATTTTGACCCAACAAACCAAGAAATGGGTGAAAATGTTAATGTATCAGAATTAAGAAGATTAGTTCAAAGTGAAAATGGGGTTATTTCCGTTTCTGACATGACATTTTTTAATAAAGTTGGTGGTCAATATTCTTCCTCTCAAACATCACAAAGATATATTGATTCGGAAACTAAACAAATTGAATTAGTTGATGATACAATTTTTGCCGAACCAAGACAAGTGTATCAAGTTAGATATCCAAACAAAGATATCAATGTGAGAGTTAAAAATATTAAAACGGTTAATTTCTCTTAGCAATTTATTTTAAAATTTATTGAATTATCTTTTGAAAATAGTATATAAACTATTTATTAAAAAAGATTATTATGTCCAATTCATTTAGAATACGTACTGAGCCTGGTGTTGACAAATCACTTAACGTCTTGATAGACCAAGAATTTGAGTATTTAGAAATACTATCTCTAAAATTATTACAAAGTCAAATATATACTAGACAATGCTCTGATTACGGGGTAATTGTTGGTAGGGTAAGTGTGAACAATGGTTTTGGTATTCCAAATGCTAAAGTTTCTGTGTTTATACCTTTAGACACAAATGACGAACTTAATCCTGTTACTTCTGATTTATATCCGTATAAAACATTAACAGATTTAAATGAAGATGGTTATAGATATAATCTACTACCATATGTTAAATCTCATAGTGGACATAATCCAACAGGAACTTTTTTTAATCGGAAGGATGTTTTAACCGACCCAACTTTAATACAGGTATACGATAAATACTACAAATACTCTACTGTAACAAACTCTAGCGGTGACTATATGATTTTTGGTGTACCAACCGGAAGTCAAACAGTTGTTGTTGATATTGACTTATCAGATATTGGGGAATTTTCATTATCACCTCAAGATTTAATTAGAATGGGTCTTGCAACACCAACTCAAGTTGCTGGTATAAATTTCAAAGCATCATCAAATTTAAATTCGTTACCTCAAATTATTAATTTTAATAGAACTATTGAGGTTGAGCCGTTATGGGGTCAACCTGAAATATGTAATTTGGGTATAACAAGAACTGATTTTGATTTATCTAAAGAATCCGGTATTGATATTAGACCAACATCCATCTTTATGGGTTCGATTGTTTCAAGTAACGATGACGAAGCCCTTCCGAGAAATTGTAAACCCCGACTTAAATCCGGTTCACAATGTACTTTAGTAACCGGCCCGGGAGAAATATTAGCAATAAGACAAACTATTTTTTTAGATGCTCAGGGTAAACCAATTTTAGAGACAGTGGATTTAGAAGAAGGTGGTCAAGTTATTGATGATAATGGTGCGTGGTTAGTAGATGTCCCAATGAATTTAGATTATTTAATAACTAATGAGTTTGGGGAACAAGTTATATCTGATGACCCTAAAAAAGGTATCCCGACTAAAGGTAAATACCGATTCAAAGTTAAATGGAATCAATCACCATCAATATCAGAACCTGTTAGAAGAGGGTATTTTTTAGTACCAAATGTTAAAGAACACGGTTGGACAACTAGTGGTTCAAACCCAAACGCAACACTTCAAAAGAAGTCATATGCGTTTAGTTTAGATTGGGATGATTATGTTGATTTTCAATCGGCAATAGATTGTACAGATACGTTTTATTTAATGCAATATAATAAAGTTTATACTGTATCTCAATTAGTTGACCAATATAGAAAAGGGTATTTAAATACACAATTTATTGGTATTAAAAATATTATTGATGATTCTTGTGAAAGTGAGAACAATAAATTTCCAACAAATGATGGTGTTTTTAGGTTTGACTTAATTTATTTTTTATTTTGGATAATGTTGTTTTTATTCAGACCTGTTTTTATCTCATTAATACCTGTTATTCATATTCTTTGGTTTGTTCTTAAAGTTATAGGAATAATATTAGTCGTTATTCTTTATCCTTTAATACTTCTTGTTGGGTTTATTTGTGCGGCTATTTTAAAACCACTTTTAGGTATTCTTGGGGCATTGCCGATAATTGGTAGACGATTTAGAAAATTAAGAGACAAAATGAATTGTCCTGGTATATCAGACGCTAATCGTTTGGCAAAACAAATTCTTGAATTTCCTGATAAGTTAAAAAATATTAAAATACCAAATTTATCTTATCCGGAGTGTTCATTTTGTGATTGTGGTGATAATGGAGATTTACCTAAAGATGAACCTGATGTAGAACAATTAGAAATAGACGCGCCAGACGAATCTCTTCCTGAAGGGGCTGGTTCATCATTATTAACCCCATTTGAAATCGCCTCACAATATAAGATTAATAGATTAAATAATGGAACACCCGGACCACCACCTGTACCCGGTGTTAACACAGGTGATTCTGTTTATCAAAATTTATTTGCGGGAGATGGTTTGGGTAATGCTGACAATGCGTCATTTACACCCTCAACAAGAGTTCCTACTTCAGTTATATCAACAAATGATGACGAAGACCCTGCATTATCTGCGGATAATCCTGAATATTTATATTTTTCATCGAGTTTAACTGTATCTGAAAGATTAAATTTGTTTAATACTAAAGGAAAATATTTTAATGAAAGTGGTGATAATCCTGGTGGGGGGGTTAATAGAATTAAAGTAACATTTCAACCGGATTTAAATCCTCCGACACCAACAACTAATTTTCATTATGATAATGTGGTTGCGATAGTATGTACTCAAAGTGCAACAAATTTAGAAGCGGGTACTATGTTATCTTTTCAAGATTTTACTCTATCAAAAGATAAAAATGTTATTAATACCGGAACTACATTAAATGAGTATGGTACAAATACCATTACAGGTACGACAATAAATAGTGGGTCAACAACTAATCCCGGAACAATTTCGATTACTTATGCAAATCCTGATGGTACTTCAGGTAATCAATCTGTATCATATCAAATTGTTACTTTTTCAGGTGACCCTCGATATGCTAGATTCCCTATGGATGTTGAATATTTTCAAGTTATTACAGGTATGACTTATGCTCAATATAGTGGAATGTGTAATACTAGTACGGCTTCATTACCTAATGATTGGAACAGCAATAATTCATTTTATAATAGGTTTTTAAATAACGATATGAGATTTTATCGTGTAAGCCAACCTCAAGAATTTGCGTTTCCTTGTAATCCACACTTGTCTTGGTCAACAATAGAAAGATATTTTTCACCTATAGATTATTATAAATCAATGGATAAACAGAAAGTTATTTTCTTGGTTAGAGGTGTTGACCCTAATTCAAGTAGAACTAAAGTTCAATATGATTTAAGTCGATTATTTGGTTATAATTTTGGTAATTCATCAACAATAGTAATGGGTGAAAAATATAAATTAAATTACCCAATTCAAGGTACTTTAAATTGTGTTAATCATATTACTAATAGTAATTTAACATCTGATTTTTATTTTAATTCGTTTCGTTTTCTACCATCTATAACACCACCTAACCCATTATTTGAAACATTTGGTTTTAGTGCTTTCTCGAGTAATTTACATACGTATTATTCTAATTTAGATACAACAAACGGTGGTTTTACTCCGGTAAATGGACTTCCTACATTATCATCCGTGACATCACCATCATCTACAGTGTCTAAAGTGGTTAACCAATATACGAATGATGATAACCCACCATTTCCTTATCAAGAAGGAACGCGTGGTTGGAATGGGTTTATTATGGAGTGGGACATTCAGTATACTTATGACATACAGTGTATAGTATTTAGTGTTCCTTATAATAGAAGAGCGGGAACATACAACGTTTCTCCTAATGATAATAGAGGTTATTATTTAGGTGAGATAGTTGAAGGTGGTACTATGTTTTATCAGAGATTAGATATAAATCAAACTACTGGAAGTAACCCATTTTCAGTTGAAGGTATTTATTACGCGCCAAAATATCCAAGTACGGCGGTTTTAAATTTTGATTTAACTAGTGTTAATCAACGTAAAATAGTGATGAGGTCTGATAGATTACCAACATCAACAGTTGTACAAAATAATTTAGGTAATAGTTTCCCTTTACACACAAACACTAATTTTGCAATTTTTGTTGTAACTGATGATGGTGCAACTATTAATCAAAGTGTTGGTGGTACGGGGTCATCAAATGTATTTGTGGGAGAAGCGGGGGCTTTTGCACCTGAACCAATAGTTGGTCCGGATGCTGAACCAGAACTTGTTAATCAAATTTTAAAGTCATTTAATTGTGGTGATATGGCACCGTTAGGGTGTTATTATAGTGAAGAAATTGGTGGAAAAAATAATTTAAGAATATATGATAAAGGAAATTCTTGTTGGAGTTTTGGTGGTGGTAAAGTTAAGTTTGATGGTGGTTGTTACATATTAATTACTCAACCAATACTTTCTTTATTATCAGGTCAAGATTTTCAAGTAGTGTTTGAATGGACAAATAGGATTCAAGTAATGTTTGGTGCATGTAGAAATGTATTTTCTCATTTATTTACGAACAATTGGATTAATGGAGTTCTTTACACTTTTTCATTTTCTAATGATATTGTTTTCAATAGTCAAAATCGACCTGTGAGTAGAATTTGTAGTGAAAATATTTATTTTGACCAAGACACTAATAATTTTTATTATAGAAGTAGTCCTTGGAATGATAGTATTTCTGAATTTATTGGTATGGATAGACCTCGTCCTGCTTCAGTTATAGAAGGTATATTTGGTGGTTATGGTGGTAATTTAAAAAATTTAAAATATCCAACAACTATCATGGATTTAGGACCAAGAAACTTATATATACAAGAATTGGTTATGTCTGATGATTTTGATGGGTATGTTATGAATAGGTTAAATACGTCAAGTTATGGTGATGTTTCTGAATTATTAAATCTTTTAATTATTACAAGATTAGCTAGTCCCGGATTTTTGCAAAAAATTGGGTTAAATAATACTGGTATCCTATCATTTTTCAGTAGAACTAAACTTATGATTGATGGTGATTATGCTCAAATGATTGCTATTAATTCTGAATTATCGGTGGCGCCGTTCCAATCATTAAATTATCCTGACAATCCTGCTGGACAACAAAACCCAATATATTATAACCCGTCAAGTGATATTAATAAGGTGGTGTTTGGTGTTTTCTTTTCTTCAGATACTCAAACGCGAGATTTTATATCACCAAAAAGAACGATTATTGACCCTGATGGGATTGCGAATCAACCGTGTACTTTTAGTTATTTTTCGGTATTCACTCAAACGGTTCCATTTTATCAATGGAATATAAAACCAGATGACACCAATAGTATTTTTGGGTCTCAAAAAAATGGGTGGTATACTAACCCAATAAACAACCCAGCATTTTTTAATTATCCTTATCAATTGTTAGACAGAACTGAACCTTCATCAAGATATATGAGAACATCTCAAAGTCCTGAAAACAAATACTTTAAAGGTTATATTTATTCTGTTTATCCTGATGGAACATTAAATCCGGAGTTTAACTCTATTGAATCAAATTCATATGATGACAGATTGTTTAATACCGGAGCTCCGTTTTATTTTTATTTTGGATTGAAAAAAGGTAAATCGGCATTTGATAGATTCACAACTAAATGGTTAGATACAACAACAACATTATAATATGGGAAATAGAATTGATACTAGAGTAATTTTAGGTTCTTTACGATATAAATCGGCACCAGACACCAATCTGATGTTCAATGTTCCTTTAGTTCAAACCGCTCAAATAAATGTTGAATTTGATAGGAATATTGATGTTAGTTTGGAACAAGTGTTTGATGATGAAAGACAAAAATCTGATATATTTAGACCTACCTGTAAATTTTCATTATTATTTAATAATTCATATACAGGTAGTACGGATTACATACCATTTGAAAATAATCTGTATTATGTTAATGAAGCTCAAGCGGCGGCGAATAATTGTACCCCAACTGGTATAAATCCAAGTGTTATTTGGTCAGGATTTCCACAATATAATGAATTTGATTTTATTAGAACTGATTACAATGTTCCGGGTTATACTCAACCACCATATAATCATTTGACTTTTGTAAGCAAAAGTGCTTCAACATATAATTGGACGCATTATGTTAGTTATCCATTTGAAAATGATTATCAAAAACAATTAAATGCTATTATTAAAATACCATCAATTTCAAACGCAGTTACATTAGATTGGGTCGCTTCAGACGGGATTCCTTTTGTGGTTGAAAATGATGATACAACTGTATATAACGGAAGAGGGATTATTAAATGTATATGTCCGATGAAACATGGATTAACACCGGGAGAGTTTGTTAAATTAAATTTTAACTACAATGGGGTTGATACTTTTGAAGTATATAGTTTAGGTGATGGGAAATACGAAAGTGACTTATATATTTTTAACATTTTTAATGTTGGGTTTACAGGAACAACATTTACTACCGGAACAGAAGGGACTTTTAAACGAATTATAAATAGTGATAACCCAAGTGATACTATCTCAACATATTATGTTAGAAGACATAAAATTTTAACAAACCCTGATAATGCGATTTTAGTAAATGCGGGATTTGACCAAAATATTTTTGGTGTTAAGAAAAAATATGAAAGTAGTGGTTTTACACCTAACAGAATTGCTAGAGTTTCTATAAAGGAAGGTTCTCAATCTTACACATTATCATTTGATAAGGATATTAGAATTAATGATTTAATTGATAATCAAAAAAGACCATTAACTGAATTGTTTTTTACAACAATTTGGAAAGGTTATTTTGGTTATACGTTTGGTAGGTTAATTGGGCCGGGATTGGGTTATCAGGGTATGAAATTTGGTTATGATTTTAATTTACCTTTAAATCCCCAAACTAAATTACCCTCATATTGGTGGAGTGAAATAAATAATTTGTCGGACACAAATATCCCAATAGATACCTATGTGAATACAACGTTAGGTCCACCACCAAGCAACGCACCGTTGGGAATATATAATGGAGTACCAATAGTTTTCACATATAATAGGTCTTTAAAGGAAGGTGATACGTTAGATGGTGATTATTGTGAGTGGAATAATTTTGAACAAACAGAAAGAGTTATATCTAATTTATATCATAAGATAACGTATAACGCAAAAGTATTTAATATTGGAAGACCAACTAGTTCAACAGGTTATCGTATGTCTTTGGACAATCCTTACGGGTATTATTATCAACCACATAATAGTTTAACTATTAGACAATTCTCAGATTACATTGAGGAGGGAGATAAGAAAAATGTGGTGGATGTTCCTAATTATGCGTATTACTCTCCAAGTAAAGATACTTTTTTATGGAAGGATTTATATAGTTACGGATTTATTGACTCTAATAATATTGGGGTTAATTATCCATTTTTAAATGGGTCTCATTACCCTTATACAAATATTATTTTTAGAATAATACCTGAAGGTACTAATTATAATGAACAGATAATAACTGCAGAACCAATAATAGACGATTGTGAGTAATAAATTTAGATTTGTAATCCCAAATGATGAACAGTACATTCTTTTACCGATTGAACTGAAGTGGGATATGTATGGACAAGAAGATAGTATTGAACTTTATGAGGAAGATGTTATCAAGGATATCATTGGTGTTGCTGAAGATTTTGAGTTATTGAGATTTTCACATAAACCATATGATAATGATACAAAAACAGATGTTAAGTATGATTTTCATTTCTATAGTGGTAATGTTAATAATGTTACGACCGCAACAAGTAATGATTGGGTGACTAGTTATTTACCTGAAGGATTTGATAAGAGTGAAATATATTATTATGAAAAACCTTTTACCAAATCATTCTTTAAATTGGATTTTTATGATACAATGGATGGTAAATCCCAAACTAATTATTTCACAATAATTATCCCCGTTCAACAGGGGTTTACGGAATTGGTTACATTATCTCCTTACATTCCGGATGTTTTAATTAAACGTCCATCCTACAAATTAGATTTTGTTGGTGATAAGGAAGGGTTTTTCATTTATTGGTTAAAAAATATTAAGTTTTATGATTTAACTACTTTTTATATGAGTGCTAAATTTTTTGATGGTAAATTAGGTGTGTTTGTTAAAATGATGAAAGTACCTCAAATTCCTCCAACAATACCAAGTGCTTTTCAATTTGAGTCGAAGTATTTTTATTATAAAGTTAATTTAAATTATGTTAACAAAACCTATGAAATCTTGGATGATTCAGGTAATAGGGCAGGAACGACTAGTTCCATAAAATGGTATGAATATATTAATCCATAATGAGTGCAAACACCTATCGTATAAGAATATCACCTGAAGTTATAAACGGGGATATTTTTAAAATTAATTATATCGGTGACCCATATCTTGAAGAACAAAAAATTCCTTTTTGTTGTGACATATATACTAGAGAAGTGACCAAATATATTGATGGGTCTGCTTATGTATATTCATCAATGACTCAAATATTAACAGGTGCTACGGGAACAACAGCGACTTCTAATATTTCAAAAGCAACACTCAAACGAGGCACATCATTATTAACCGGAATGACTATTCCAATATTAATAACTGAAAATACCGTGGACGTTGGGTATTATTCTGTATTTGATGGTATGATTATCCAACAAGAAGTTATGACTAACTTTTTATTTTCGGCCAATACTTTATCAGCATATACTTACAATTTTTATAATACTTCTGATGTTGAGTTTAAAAAATATTTAGAATTTTCGTCTTATGAAATAGATTGGGGTGATGGTACACCAAAACAAACAGTTACAAATGTCAGTCCTAATTTTTATTCACATCCATACTCACAATCCGGTGAATTTACGATTAGTATGTCAGGTATGAGTCCGTGGGGTTCTAATGTAGTGAAGAAAACGGTCACAGTACCATTTACTAACGCAACTATATTAGACCCAAAAGGTACAACTTGTTTTACTCCTATGGGCGGTAGTTGGTCGGCAACACCAATTTGTTATGACTTTATTTATAGTGGTGATGCGAGTTGTGAAACTTATCAAAGTGGTGTTAATCCTTATTTAACCGTACCATTAGTTGTTAGTGGATACACTCAATCAACGGTATCAGATTTAAGGGTTTATGGTAAAAAACAAGATTTAGATGACGGGTATTATAAGGTTGGTGTTCAGATAACAGGTACTACAGGTGTTGTCGGGACATATTGGGGTGGAAGTGCAAACGGTAATCAATTATACACCGGGTATACAATAAATGGTGTTGATTACTATGATTTTAGTGATGGTACAACCGTCTTTGTAGTTAGTGGTGTAACACAAATAGATACGGTATGTGAACCAATTGTAAAAAATGAAGCATTATTAAATGTAATTGATGAGCCAGAAGTTCAATCCAATGTATTTATAGAGAGAGGAAAAGTTTCCGGATTTGAATCAATGGAAAGATTGGGAGAAGTGGATAATTTAGGTGACCTTGAAAAATATGGTTATAAATATTTCAACATAATAAAAATAGATTAAAATAATAATATGGCAACAGGAACATATGGAACGATAAGACCGGCAGATGTATCACCGGAGGATGTAGACATCATTCTTAATTATACACCATCAAGAGATGAAACAGATAATTTTGTATTAACAAAGTTAGATGCGGTATCTATATTGAGACCTTATTTTAATAATTCACAGACAAATCCTTCAAGTCCTAACCCTAATGTTGAAATATTAGGTGGATTGTACAATTTAAGATTGCCAGCGGAACAATTTAACCAATTAGGTATCTATACCTTATACATAAGACCTGCGGAGATTAGAACGAGTATATTAGATTGTGGTGTGTTATCATCATTACCTAACGTAAAAGGACTTGTTATTGATTTGAATGATGTTCCAAGTCAATTTAGAAATAAATTTGTGAATCAAGGTTTGGTTGGTTTTAGAATTGAGTATTTAAACTCTGATGGGACAAAAATACCTAATTTCTTTAGAATTGTAACATCATCATTCTTTTGTGAACCGGTTGTTCAAAATTTAACAAATACGTCACAAAAAGCAATTAGATATAGATATACTGATAACAATACAAATCTAATCTTTTGTACGGTTTCTCCGTCGTCATCTCCGACAAACAAACCAAATGCTACACCATATATTGGGCAGCCAAATCAAACTATAATAATGTCGAATACCTTCTTTAATCCTATAACACTTGATATAGAGATTGCGGACCAAGATTTCTCAACATTGGCGATTGCTCTTTATGGTAATCAAACTAAATCTATGGATGATGGTATTTACACTATTTACGACGCAAATAACAACATTTACCAACAATATAACTTATACGAAATTAGAGACCAATTTAATACGTTATTATACGAAGTTAGACAAAATAGAGGTGATAATATTGATTTTAGTAAAAACTTTACAAACATAACTGAATAATGGCATTACAAAAATTTACATGTCCTCCACAAGGTCCATCCGGTGCAAGTTCATTCTCTGATGATTTAGTTGGTTTCCAACTAGTTACGGGGGGTGGTTTGACACAGGGTAATTTTGAATTTGCGACTTCTTTTAATGAAAAAACAAATAGAACTTTTAACACCGGAACATTTTCTGACCCAATTAGTTTAGAAGGGTTAGGTTTAGAAAGTACTCTTCAGTCAAGAACCATATTTGAAAATAACTTTAAAGTTTACCCAAATTTTGATTTAAGTCAAATTACTAATTTTACTCAATACGGGTCTTTAGTAAAAAGATTATCCACAGCTGTTGAAACAATTATTGCAAAATTTCCTGCGGCACTTGAAGCGACTCTTATGGGTGAGAACTATATTAAAGGTGAAACTGCAACAAATATAACTTATAATGAGATTGATAATATCACTAGTTTTGATTTAGATATTGCTCGTTTAAGGAATCCATTTGCAATTGATTTTACCATTAACTCAACTAGAAACTTGGAATTAAAAGAAATTCAGGTATCTTCACTTAGAGATATGACGGTTCAATATGCTAATTATAGTTTATATTATAATGGTAATGGATATAATGTTACGGCAATTATTCCAACAACCTCAATGACATCGGGGACTTTAAACATAAGTGTTAGTGGTCACCCATTTCCATTTCAAACAGTTACTTTTGATGATTTAGTTATTAGACCAAATGATTATGAGGTTAATAGAATTTTCAATGAACATTTAGATGAGGTTGAAAATTTTCTTTTAAATAGAAATGTTACACCAAAATATACAGCAAGTTTTAATGTACCAAGAGACGCTGAAGATGGGACATATTTTTCTTCACAGGAATTTATAACATTCCCATTAAATGGTTCTTGGAATTTAGATATAGTTACAAATGCGTTCACTAATTATTTAGTTCAATTAAATGATATTGGTGTAACAATGGATGAGTATAAGACCAATATTGTTGCAAGATTTTTAACTACCGGTGCGTTCCAAGAGTTTGACACAATAGGTCAAAAAATGGAAAAGGTATTACAAATCTACGGTAGAAGTTTTGACGAAACAAATAAATTCATAAGTGCGTTAGCGTTTATGAATTCAGTTCATTATAACCCTGGTGATGATATTCCATCTCAATTACTTAAAAACTTAGCACAAACATTAGGGTGGCAAACAAATATGTCTCCTGTTTCTACTGATGACTTTTTAAGTTCAGTTTTTGGTCAAACAAATACTGATAGGTCTCAATATCCGGGTATTTCAGACGCAACTACTCCGGATGAGTTAAATTATCAATATTATAGAAATTTAATATTGAACTCGGCTTACTTGTTTAAATCAAAAGGTACAAGAAAATCAATTGAAACGTTAATGGCTTTAATTGGTGCTCCTGATGCTTTAGTTGAATTTAACGAATACATTTATTTGGCTGACCAAAGAATTAATGTTAATCAATTCAACACACAGTTTGCTCAAATATCGGGTGGTACATATACTCAAGAACTACCAACACTTGAGGCGGGTAATACATACAGATTAAGAAATATTGAATACACTGGTTTCACAACAACCACAGTAATCCAAGATGTTAATATAACTAAAGACGAGTATCCGATGGATGATTTAGGATTTCCTAAAGCACCGCCAAATACTGAAGATTTTTTCTTTGAAAAAGGTAGTGGATGGTTTGAACAAACACCAAAACATAGAGCCCCTGAAGAAGTAAGTTTTACTAATAGTGTATTTACAGGTGCCAACCCTAATTATCAAACAGTTCTAACACCATATAGTTATGGTCAAGAATATTTCAATAGGTTTAGAGATTTTCCTTTTATGACTTTAGGGTACAATCTAACTCAAACTATTGATAATAATAAAAGTTGGGTTGATACCGAAGTTGGACTACGTTCAAATTTAGAAGGTGGATACAATGCAAGATATTTTACAACAAATGATGCGTTAGTTCTTAACGCTAAAAATACCGATTTATTTTTGAATCCGGCTCAAGGTCTTTCATATGATGTATGGGTTATGTCAAGGGAATATAATTTTCCAATACCAAATGAAGGTTTAAATTATGTTCAACCAACATATTGTGACCCAAATCCTGTGTCGAATTATCCGATGAGGGGTGGAGTGGATTGGACGGAAATAAATCCACAACCAAAACGTAAGACATTCTTTGAGTTCGCCCAAACATTTTGGAAAAACATGATTAATGTTAGAAATAGACAATTCTCTACTGATGGTAAAACAATGGGGTATCCAACCCTTCAGTCAATTTATTGGAAATATTTAGACGCTCAGAATTTAGCTGGGGTACCGGATGGTAGTTTTAATTATACTAACATGATTGAGTATGTAGATGGAATGGGTGATTATTGGGTAAGATTAGTTGAACAAATGGTTCCAGCAAGTACAATATGGAATACGGGTGTTAAATACGAAAATTCTATATTTCATAGACAAAAATTTGTTTGGAGAAGACAAGAGGGTTGTCAATTAATACCTGTACCTTGTAACCCATGTTCAATGACTAGCAACCTGTATACCTATGATTGTTATGTCCAATCGGTACAATGTTCAATCTATCCGTGGCAAACTAATCCTCTATTGACAGAATTTAGTGCGGTGTTAGGATATCTGTTAACTAATTATTTGGAGCCACAAGGTTATGAGTTAGATGATTGTAAACTGAATACTTTAAAAAGTACTTGGTATGTGGTGTTAAGTTTAGATGATGTTGTGGTTGTCCAATATCAATTCTTTACGGGTATAGGATATACAAACACTGGTTTGAGTTCACCAACAACAGCTCAATGGGATGCTGCGTTAATACCTGCTTTAAATGGTTTAGATTTGTATGGTTTTGAGTATATTTTAAATGATACCGATGTGGTTATTTATAGTTCAATTTGTTCGGTAAATGATTCGGGAATCAATTTTAAATTGAATGTTGGAATAAATTTTGAAATTTTATGTAATTAATGGCTTGTAGTTTATCATATGTATTAACGAGTTTATCGGGAGATTGTACTAATTCTAATTTAGGTGGTTTTAGTATTGATATAACTGGAACCGCACCGGATTATAGTATTCAGTGGGTTAATCCTGCTTTAGGGACTATTGTATTAGGTGTCGGAGTTACAGGTTATACCGCGACTACATTGTCCGCGGGAACATATTCATTTAACATTCTTGATTCATGTTCACCCACTATGAGTTCATTGCCGGTGAATATTAACATATCTAGTGGTACATGTGCAAGTATTGTTGGAATATCTAACACGACGTGTAATGACAATAATGGGTCAATAACAGGACAAACGTCTAATCTTTATGGTATAAGTACGTTTAGTTTGTATAATACCTTAACAGGTTTTATTACTTCAGGCGCATCATTTACCAATAATTATATTTTTAATAATTTATCTCCGGGTATATACTATGTTAATGCTGACGATGGTGGTGGATGTAGTGGTCAGAGTGAAACAACTATTATTCAACCTTCGACAAATATTACGTGGGGATTTTATACTGTAATGGATTCCGGATGTGCTAATGTTGATTCGGGGAAAATATATGTAACAGGTCTTACCGGAACACCACCATTTACTTATTTATGGTCTAATGGAGGGACAGACGATTTTATTACAGGATTGACTGCGGGTAGTTATTCTGTTCTTATTACTGATAGTTTAGGGTGTACCCTATCTCAAACAGCAACAGTTACTGAAGTTGAACCATTAGGTTTTGGGTCGTTTACCGCCATACCACCAACATGTTTTAATAATGATGGTCAAGTGACTCTTGTAATTACAGGAGGGACTGGACCATATTATTATTCAGCATCGACAGGTGTTATAGAGGTTTCTTTTAGTTCATCTCAAACATTTTATAATATTGGTGGTGGACCATTTGCTGTTGAAGTTACTGACGCAGCTTTATGTAAAATAACTCCAACAACAACAATTATTCCACCAAACGGGTTTAATATCGTAAGTGTAACGACAACTAATTCAAATTGTGGTAATAGTGATGGTAAAATAGATATTCAGGTAAGTGGTGGTGCAGTTCCTTTTACTTATACTTTAACAGATTCTTTAGGTAATAGTATTATTGAACCTACTGATTTTAGAAGTTGGATTTTTTCTAATTTAGCGACGGGGACATATACTTTAACTATTTCTGATAATGGAGGTTGTACTTATGTTAGTCCACCTATCACCATAAATAATATTCCTTTATTTACGTTTACTGCAGATACTACAGATACAATATGTAATTTAAATAATGGTTATGTAATGATTACAGTATCAGGTGGTACACCGCCTTACACATATACTGTTGGGGGTGAATTTTCTTATGACTCTATCCAAACACCATTAAGTGCATATACTTTTATTGATTTATATTCCGGAGATTATTCGTTAGAAATAACAGAATCAACTCCTGGTATTATTTGTAAACAAACAAGTAGTTTTATGATTAACCCATCAAACAACGTTGATTTTATGTTATCAGGTACTGATGCTAACAATGGTAATGATGGTACAGTTTCAGCATATATTACAAGTGGAACACCTCCATTCACATTATTATGGAGTAATAACGTAAATGGTCAAACAGGGTATTATTTAAGTAATTTAAGTGCCGGAACATACAGTTTACAAATCACGGATAGTGAAGCGTGTGTTAAAATTAGAGAGGTAACAATAGATGGGTTTGACTCTATCTCATCATTTCAAACATTTAATATTTGTGATAGTGAATTTGAAAACATTGGGGAATTAGTTAAAAAAGGTCCTAAAGAAATGTTGAATGAAGGTTATTATGATTTAACATCAGGATATACAAATTGTTTACTTAATCAAGCAATTTTTAATATAGTTGCAACTATTGGTGATGTAACAGAAACTTCAGAGTTTTATACAAGTTATGCTTTAAATGATTTTCCAACAGATAATGAATATTTTGACGCTTTAGTCGCGTTATTAGAAACTTTTGACCAAGTCGCTCAAGTTAACATTGACCCATTAAACAACGGAATTCAAATAATTGCTAAATGTCAAGAACAATATTTAGTGACAACTGATGTTACTGTTGATATGTTTATTGAATATAATATTTCATGTCAATATTGTAGTTTACCGCCAACACAAACTCCAACACAAACTCCAACACAAACTCCAACACCAACTCAAACATTAACTCAAACTCCAACACCAACTCAAACTCTTACATCAACTGCTGGATTAACACCAACTCCGACTCCTACTCAAACATTAACACAAACATTAACACCAACACCAACTCAAACACCAACATTAACGCCAACTCAAACTCAAACATTAACACCAACTCAAACACCTACATCAACTATGACACCAACTCCTAGTTCAAAACAATTATGGTATTTATATACATCATGTGAAGTTGATGTTAATACTGAGGGACCGGCCTACTTAATTTTACAACCTATATTAGTAAATCCTTTATTAGGTGTTGGTGACGGATTTACTTTTACTGATGAAAATGGTAAGGTAACGTGTTGGATATTAAGAGAAATTTATAATGGACAACCAACAAACTTACCACCACAATTTAATGTTCAAATTTGGAACACTAATTATTTTACAACAATTGGTAATGGTATTTACGATTCACAAAATGGTGCTGTTGATGCTTGTGGATTATGCGAGAAAGATATTGAATTAATTTTAGAACCAACAAATAATTTCCTTATTAGTGTTACAAAAGATGATTCGCAAATCATAGATGTACAACCACCGTTCTACCTATATGATAATACATATAATTTCCCTGTAGGGGTCTTAAATCCTATGTATGGTACACATAACGGTATTAACAATGAAACTATATTTATTACGATTCAATCAATTAATGAATCAAATACAAATATTTGTATTTCATTAATCGTTAATGGTTCTGTAGCAGCGTCACAAATAGGGACATTCTCAAGTGGGGTTTTATTTATAGATGTTTCATTTACGGGTGTAACAATTTTACCAACAGATACTTTAGAAATTTTTGTGACTGCAGGTGATTGTCAATAATAAAAAACCCCCTCGTTAAAAGGGGGTTATTTTTTTACCATATTTTTTCTTGTTTCATATGACCTATAACACAACAGTAAGCGTCTGTTTGGTCAAAATTTTCTTTTTTCAGAGTATTGTTTCTTGTGTATAACCAAGTGATTTGAGGTTCTCTTTTGGCAATTAAATCCCATATAATCATTTTCTTGTCAATGTCTTTAGGAAGTCCTCCGAATAGTACGTATTTACCTTTATCGTTTAATTGAGTTAATTCCGGAAAGGCAAACTTACGAGAATTGTATGTTGATATAAAGTTAGGTACAACACCTAATACGTCATATATTTCTTTTGTGACTAAAGTATTGAATCTTAATAAAGTTTGAACAGTGTAAACATTATTTGAGTTTAATAAAGGTTCTTCAATAATCACTTTAGTAATCCCCATATCTTTATATTCTAAAAGTTTAGTTCTAAAGATTTGACCCTTTAAAAGTAATTCTTTTATTTTATTTTCTTCTTTCGGTTTTGGTATGGGTGATATATGAGTTAATTCAAGTAGTTGTTGACTTTGTATATCAAATAACGCCCAACCAATTGTTTTTGTACTCACATCTAATCCTAAAACTTTAGGACTTTCTTTAAGTGTTTTTTTCATAATTTATTAGAAATCAAATTTAACCAAAAACTGTTGAATCCCTTGTCTTAACACAGGAGATTGTAGCTTTGATACAATCATAAGATTCATTTCGTTATCGTAAAGCCCAATTTCAGTAATATATGAACTTGTTCCTTTAGTCCATGTAGGATTTGAGGTCGATTGAAACTCCGCTTGACCAAGATTTATCTTATATTTCATTTCATAGATAGTTGCTTCAATATCAGTTTCTAATGAACCATAGAAATAATATTCATCACCAAAATTTAATGAAGGTGTGGTTGTATTACCTGACACTAATGGAATATAATCATTTAAATTGTAATCATCAGCAGCTGCGTAATTTTCTTCAGTAATGGTAAATGTTGTACCTGTTAAACTATCTACGGTTAAATATCCATTGATAGTAGTTGCACTTATTTGTGAAGTAAAATCAATGATTTTCCAATCATCCGGGTTAGGTCTACCTGTACCAATTACTTTTTGACAAATAACTTGGAATGTGTCCGCATAAAACCCTGTAATTAAGTCACAGGAAGGACACAGAGTCGTTGTTGTTGTTGTTGTGGTAGTTGTGGTTGGAATTAACGTTGGTTGGTTTAAACAAGGGAATTCAGCTCCAAATCTAATTGAAACGTTTTGTTCGGTTAAATTACCACAAGAAATGTTTGGCCCTTGAATTTTAGTATAATAATTACAATGTAATGAATTAGTGAAAATATCGGTATTACTAAATCTATAAGTTACATACATATATTCAGTGTCCGCAGTTAATATACCATTAACTGTTGGTTGATTATTTTCAACAACACAAGTGTTTGGTGTAGTTAACCCAACTTTAGGTGCCGGTAATGTCCAGTTACGGTTTGACTTGTAAGACATTGCGGCAATAATCTCTTCATCATCAATAATGATAATTTGTGAATCAGGGAATACTTTACCAACTCTATTTGGTAGACCAGTACTCTCGTTAACATTAGTGTCCCATAAATTATAATATCTAATACCCGGGTCATTCATACCTAAATTTTTAGTTGATAGAATATATTGGTCTTTAAATATTTGAGGAAATGTGTCTGAGTCAAATCCTGGAGGGTCAACCCAAAAAGTTTGACCTTTACAACATTCAGGATTTTTATGCCACATTAACCACGGCAAATGTAATCTAAAGTTACGAGCTTCACCTGTAGTATCTGAAGGGTTATTAGAGTCGTAAGGTTCAAAGGCAAATTTCTCACCATAGAAGAAATCAATTGATTGATTAGTATAGTGAATAATAGCAATAGCTTTTTGCTCACTTGGTTGAACAACAACTTGTTCATCAAATGAATTATAATAATAAACAACACTTGTATCGGTTTGTCCACTATCTGACATATATCCAAAATATTCTTTACTACCTAAATAAGACGCTGAACCAAAATATTGATAACCTTTATAAAATGAATCATACAATCCAGCAGGATTTTCCGACCAAGGAATATTCATATTCCAAATCTTAACATCTGATTCATCCGTACTACATAAAGATTCAAAATTAATAACATTTTGATTCCAATGTGAGTTAGGTGTAATACTATCGTATAATGTTGTCATATTTGGTGGGTATACTAATACTCTAGCGAAACATCCACTTGAAAAGTTTGAAAAGTCAGGTGTTGGTCTGTCTAATGTATATAAACCATTACAGATATCTATAATTTTATAAGTTAATATTGGGTAACAACTACTCATTGACATCTCACAATCAGGTGGTGTCGGAGTTGGAGGTAAAGGTGTAGTACAACAAGTTGAAGAAGGTGTTGGTGTTGGACCTTGGTCACATATGTTAGCACTCTTAGTTATTGTTGGTGTAGGTGTTGGAGTTGGATTGGCCTCGTAAGTTGGTGTAGGTGTAGGTGTTGAAGTTGGTGTAGGTGTTGGGTTAGGGTCACAATAACAATTGTATTCACCTTGACCGTCGTAATATATTGTAACAAAATCACCAATCATTGGTAATCTTACAATATTTGAATTACACCCTGAATACACTAATTGAATAACACTACCACCTGTTAATGTAGACATATCTACAAGATAGTTAGAGTTAATTGTGTATTGGCTATTTGTTAACGCACTCCAATTAATTGTAGTTGCTGTTGTATTACCTGTAAAAAATCCTCTCATAGCGGCTCTATTATAAACCGCTTGAGGTACTGATGCCATATAAGGAATTCCGTATGTGTTACCGGTTATTCCATCAACATAATACGGGTATTTAACATTTTGTTTGTTTGTTTCAGGTGCAGCAGTTGAATTCTGAGCATTAAATGCGGGTTCAAGAATATTTGTTGTGAATTGATTATAAGGTGTTCCTGTTAATGTATTGTAAGAAACCTCACTATCACCTACTTGAAAATAAGAGATATTAAAACTACCTTGTGATAGTTTTAACCTTGCGGTATCGGTTAACCTTGTGCTAAGTAAACCTTGTGTATTTTTTAATATGTATCCCATGTGATATAAATATTCTTATTTTTTTTATTTTTAATTGACACTTATTATTTCTACTCTACAACATCCACAACCACTAATACTTGCGTTACCAATTGAGAATGAATCCTGACTTGATGTGTAAGTACAAGGGGTTAATGGGTCGTTTTGTGTTATTGTCGTTGTAGTATTTAATATGATACTATCTGAAGATGTAAAACTTAAAGAATTCCAACTTTCAGTATAATAATCTAAATAATTTGTTAAATTCTGACATCCTTGTAATGGATTATAATCAGTGTTAGTTGTTGTTAAACCACTTGTTGTTAGTGGAATAGAAACATTATTTTTAGATAACACAGTATTAGTAGTTAAAGTTGCTGTGGTAGCGCTTGGAGAATAGTAAAAAGTATTATAATGTAATATGTTAAAATTAACTATTACTCCACTTGGTAATTCAGGAATAACACTAAAAGTTGTTGTGTATTGTTTAGTTAGTGTTGTATTTGTATTAACCGGATTTGTTATTGTTGTATTTAATTTTAATTGATATAATGTCGGAGGTGCCGGTTCATTTAATTTTACATTATTACTATTTGTGTTACCACTTGAATCAATCACCTTAACACTATACATACCCGAACATAAATTATTAAAAATTGGTGAATTAAAATAAGTGACACCATTATCTATTGAATATTGGTATGGAGGATAACCTCCCGAAAGATTAATCATTAAATTACCATCACAAGTACATATTGGTTGATTAACACTAAAAGTTAATGAGTTAATTCCTAATGGATTACAAACACCTTCGTTAGCATAAACAGTTCCGTTAGCTCCTAATATATACCAAGAGTTAAGTGGGGGTACAGAAGATGGTAAGGAAGAAAATACTGAATAAGTTAGATTACCACCATTCAATTTCCATCTACTTAATGAAACGTCCCAATTAATTGAATAAGTGTAATCATCAGACACCCATTGATTATATCCATTATCATCTAATCCATTTGGATTAAAATGAATTTGTAAGTTATTAATACTTATATTTAGACAAAAATTATATTCTATTTCCATGTTATGATATTGATATTGTTACACCTTTTGTTGTTTGAAGAGTGCTATAGGATGTATAGTTAGTGTATGGTGGTGATGAAGTTCCATTAAGTGCTAATAGTTTAATACCCGACCAAGTTGATGATGCGTAACTCGTTAATAAATTATTAATGTTAGTACTATTAAGTCCACTACCAAGTATTTCAATTTGATTTAAATCAGTAAAAATTCTTGAACTATTTGAGAATGTTGATATTGTGTTATTACCGCTAATGACTAAAAATCTAATATTTAAATGAACTAATGATAAATCACCAGATATTGTGTTATTACCTAGTATAGTAACATTACGATTGTTAGATGGTAAATCTTGAATATTTCCTGAAATTGTATTATTACCATTAATATATAATTGTTGATTAATGTAAGAATTACCTAAACCACTAATATTTCCTGTAACAGTGTTATTACCATCTAATCTTAAACTTGCATTAGTTTTTAAATTAACACCACTAATATTTCCTGAAATAGTGTTATTCCCCAGAATAATTATTGTAGATAACGTTGTATAATTTAATGTTCCAATATTACCATAGAGAGTGTTACTACCTGCAACCTCTAAGAATGTTAGATTTGGTGGTAATGTTGATATATCACCTGTTACAGAATTTTGCCCATATAATTGTATAACAGTTACAGAATTAGATAAACCTCCTAAATCACCTGAAACAGTATTAAGTCCTCTTAATTGTATTCTAAATAAATTAGGTGTTGACATTAAAGAAATGTCATTAGTGATAGTGTTTTGACCTGTAATCTGTAAATCCTCCATTAATGGTGGGCAATTACCAATATTACCAGTTATAGTATTATTACCACCAACAAAAAAGTTTTTTAATGTTGTCGGTAAATTAGATATATTACCTGATATATTATTTGATTGGTTTGGGAGACTCTGGAATAAATCTACACCAAATGTTTCTAAACTGCTTGGTAAATTTGCAACATTTCCGGAACAACTAGTTAAGTTTGACGCAAAAGAAATTAACGTTGATGGTAATAAACTTATATTACCTGATGTGAAAAAACCAGAACCATAATTACCAAATGTTGTTAATCCATCTAAAATATTTATTTGAGAAGTTTCGACTTCTAAATATCTAACACTATTTGAAGTTATTTGAGGAGACACACCTCCAGGTGATAATTGGGTTATAGATGTTAAATCTGCTGTCTGAATTAATATGTTTCCTGTGTAAGGTGTTGAATACGTATGTGTAATGTTAATTGACCCTGCCGGATAATTTGTTGTATTACCATCTCCCCAAACAACTCTAAACGGTAAAGATGTAATTACTATAAATGATTGTAATGAAGGGCTTACTGTGATACTATTCAAACTTCTCGCAATCATCGTGAAAGTTTGACCGTATGGTGGTAATATTGGTGTTGATGATGTAGGTGTTAATGTTTGAGTTGGTGTAGGTGTTAATGTTTTAGTTGGGGTAGGTGTCTGAGTCAATGTCTGAGTCAGTGTTTGAGTTGGAGTATTAGTAGGGACAGCCCCTGATGTTTGAGTTAAAGTTTGGGTAGGTGTTTGTGTAGGTGTATTAGTTGGGGTTGTGGTTAATGTTTGTGTAGGTGTTTGTGTAGGTGATGCCGTTTGAGATAAAGTAGGTGTTTGAGTTGGTGTAGGTGTTAACGTAGGTGTTTGAGTAGGTGTAGGTGTTGGACCTGACAATACGCATACGGTATTTGCCGTAAAATCACCATATGAATCCACAATAGTCGCAGGATATGACCCCGATTCTAAATCCATAATTGCTGGTGATATACTACCATCGGACCAAGTAATGGTGTAAGGTGGTGTACCTCCTGTAATAGAAATAGAGGCTCTACCATCACGACCACCAACAGTTGACGGGTTTATTACCTCACATTCAACGGTCATTGGAAATATTGTAATTACATCACATTCATTTGATTGAATATAAGTAATTGCTGGCTGAGGTGGAGGAGGTGGAAAACAACTATATGCGTTTTCTATACAATCAGAACGATTAGGATATAATACAACACTTCCATTTCCAGCATCATAAATTAATGACCCTGATGGTATCGGACCTTGTATTAGTGTCGCACATCCACTAAATGATGGTATTGTGATTGCATAAACATTCCCTAAAATAGGAGTTGTTAATGTAAGGTCATTTACTCCGAAATAATTATCGGATTCATTTAATTTGACGCAACATGTTTGAAAATAATATATCATTATAATTTGTTTCTGTTATACTATAAATAATCCTTTATTTGTTTTTTTACCAAAGATTTCATAACTTCTACATATTTTTTTGTTGAACTTTGAGAACTAACATAATCAAAAAAGTTAATATCCTCTTTTAATTTATCTAATGGGTTAATATTAATAAAATCTCCTTTATAAAATTTATCTTGTTTTTGATTACCGGTCACACCCGCCATATGAAGAATTGGTTTATCTTCATATATTTTTATTGAGTCGGTTGCCCATGAAAATTCAAACTCGGGTGTAATTCTTGTCTCAATTCCGTGTAACCATAAGTTCCATAATAATGACCACATTTCTGCGGTCCAAAATTGAATTTCACCGGGACTTATTGGGAATCTTCTTTGATAATCTAACATTTGGTCATATAGTGGAACACAATCTGCATAAATTTTTTCCCATAATAACCAATCCGTATTTTTAATTAGGTATTGACCACCACCTGAATTTTCTTGATTACATTCGATACATTCGACTGACACACCAATAACGTCGGCCATTTCGTTAAGTAATTGACCTTTACCGGATGTAGGGTGAGCACTTTCATAACGATTACAACAATCCATAATATAGTTATATCCGATATAACCTATGGTATCGGATAAGTAAGTAATATCGTCATTAATTAAACTATCAAAATTTGGTAATTTTCTGAATATAATATCAGAATCGTGTAAGAAGAAACATTTACCATGTTCAGGAAAATCTTTTAACCATTTTGAAATTAAAAAAGGTTTAACTGTCGGTATATAATGTTTTTGAGGTCTATCGTCGATATAATGATGTACGTTAACTCCGGTATCTTTTAATTTTAAAGATTCTTTAGTTGGTTTACCATCTTTACTTATTATTCCAAGTAATACGTGTATTTGATTAGGGGGAACACCATGTTCAATAAAGTTATGTATATACACCATTATTTGCCAATGGAAATAAGGTACATCAGGTTGTGCTGTAACAAAAATCATATTATATAAAACGTTTTTAATTAAATATAAATGACAATCAAATGTAATAAATGGTAAAGATGATGATATTTATATAATATGAAACTGATTAGAACAATATCGAATTTGGTAACTGAATCTAAAAAAATTTACGAAGAAGCCTGTGAAAAAGGTGTCAACGAAAAAGAATTAGATAGATTAGAAAAAAACTACAACGAATCCTTAAAACTTTTAAGGATTTATGAGGGTTTGAATAAAACCAAACAAGAAAATATTTAAGTCCAAGAATATTTTATTTCAACTCCACTAATATGGACTGTCCATCTCATAGTATCTCCAACAGCACCGGTTACTTGTATATCTAAAGCATCATTTGTATCATCCGCAGATATTGTAACGTCATACAAAGCGTTATCTTCAACATCTGTCCCTATGGTTGATACCGGACTCGCACCAATTAATGAAGTTGTTCCACCTACATTTTTAATGGCAACTTTTCTTATATAGTGAGCTGCTGATGTACCACCACTAGTAATTCCTGCAATATTAATAGTAACAAACATTGCGGTTTCGTTTAAAACTGATATTCTTTGTGATGAACCATCTAAAAAAATGTTAACAGTTGTTACACCTGTTGTTGTATTTCTACCTAATAAATCTATTTGTTGTGTCTCACCTGTACCGGTAAATGGTGTCCAAGTTCCATTTGCAAACGACCTTTGTCCAAAACGAGGAGCACAAGCTCTATTACCGCCAATAATAGATGAATTTTCTCCATACGCTCTATTAAGAAAACCTCCCGTTACTGTTGAAGATGCTCCAGATGCGACATTTAGTTGACCACCACCAATTGTTGAATTTGCCCCCGATGCGGTATTTTCTCTACCACCCCCAACAGTTGAATAATTATCACTTGCTGAATTACAAAAACCTCCGGCAATCGTTGCACGATTTCCATTTACAGTATTATCCCATCCACCACCTATTGTTGAAAAAAATCCTGAAACGATATTACTTATACCACCACCAATAACTGAGGTACACCCTGATGCGGTGTTACAAAACCCACCACCTATTGTTGAATCAACACCTGAGGCGATATTACTTCTACCACCACCAATAAATGAGTTAGTACCTTGTGTTGTGTTAAAACCACCACCGGCAATTGTTGAACGATAACCGTTAGCACAATTACCTCGTCCACCACCAATAGAAGAATCTCTACATACTGAATTATTCTCTCGACCTCCACCAATAAATGAATATTCTCCTAATAACGTATTACATCTACCACCACCTATTGTTGAATCTATTCCACCTGATGTATTACATCTACCACCGGCAATTGTTGAAGTAGAACCTGATGATGTATTATTTGAACCACCACCAATAAATGAATAAACTCCTGATGCCGTATTACAATTACCACCACCAACAACAGTTGAAGTTGATGATGATATGTTACCACCACCACTACCTACAAAAGAACGTAAACCTGATGCCGTATTACCATTACCACCACCTATTGTTGAAAAACAACATGATGCCGTGTTTTTAAAACCACCACCAACAGTTGACCAACAACCTGAAGATAAATTACAACTACCACCACCAATAAATGAAGTACATCCTGATGCGGTGTTACAATATCCACCACCCACAAATGAAAAACAATTACTTGAAGTGTTTCCTGTACCTCCACCTACAAATGAAAAATATTCGGAAGAGGTGTTTTTACAACCACCACCAACAAATGATGACTTACATGAGAGATGACAGACACCTGTACCAACAAATGAACCACTTCGTGCACAATTACAAAATCCATTTGATATGATTGAATAACTACCACATGCGGTGTTTTTACGGCCTCCTATGATAGCGGAACTAGTACCATAAACTATGTTACAACAACCACCACCAATAAATGACTGATAACCGTATCCAACACAATTAGATTGTCCCCCAACTATAGATGAATATTTAGTATAATATGAAGATATATAATTAGATTTACCACCACCAATTGTTGAAAACACACTTGATACTGTATTTCCTGAACCACCAACAATTGACGAACAATTACCGATAGCACAATTAGTAGTACCACCACCGACAAATGATAATGCTGATGTCACATTTTTACAACCTCCGGCAATTGTTGAGGTATTACCTGATGCTATATTACAACATCCAGCGCCAATAAATGAATAAGCTCCTGAAGATGTGTTACTTAGTCCACCGGCAATTGTTGACCTAAAACATGAAGATGTGTTAGATTGTCCACCACCAACTGTTGAATACTGAGACGATGCTATGTTCTTACACCCACCTCCAACAAATGAACAATTTCCTGACGCGGTATTATTTCTACCACCGGATATTGTTGAATCTATTCCTCCTGATGTATTATTTCTACCTCCGGCAATTGTTGAAGTTTGCCCTGTGGCGACATTTAAACTTCCACCACCAATGAATGAAAAATTACCTGAAACTGTGTTTTGATTACCACCACCAATTGTTGATGAGGTACCAGATACTATATTACCAACACCACCACCAATTGTTGTACAATAGTCTAAAGCGTTATTATTTATACCTCCCCCAATAAATGTATAATTACAAGAGACTGTATTATTTCTACCACCGGCTATTGTTGAATAATTACCATTAGATTCGTTACTAAAACCCCCACCAATTGTTGAATGAGGACCTGAAGCAATATTACTACTACCACCACCAATAAATGAACATGCCCCCGATGCTGTGTTTTTATAACCACCACCAATTGTTGAAGTACTACCAGAAACAGTATTACCACAACCACCACCAATAAATGAATGAGTTCCTCCACTAATAATGTTTTGATTTCCCCCAACTACAACTGAAAAATCTGTTGTTCCCGAGTTTGATGACCCACCTAATACTGCACTACAATTTCCCGATGCAAGATTACTAACACCACATCTAACAGATGAGTTAACACCTGTTCCGGTTATAATTACGGCTGATGAACCACCACCTCCACCACCGGCAATAGGTACTAAAAGTCCATTTGTGCTAACTCCAACATAACAACCACTACAAGTACTCATAGAGTCAATAATCATGTCGTTAACAAATGTTGTACAATTTCTATTTGCAGTTATATTACTACCAACAATCATAGCACATGTGCAACCACTAGTATTATTAGACGAACCACCTAATATTGATGAATAATTACCGGATGATATATTACCTCTACCACCACCAATAAATGAATGGGTACTTGTTATAGTATTTTGACTACCACCAACAATACTTGAAGTGGCACCTGATACGGTATTACCAATACCTCCCCCAATAAATCCTTGACAAAATCCACCTGAACTTGTTGTAAAATTTCGTAAAAGTGGTTGTGACGAAGGGAACGCTCCCATTGCGGCAGTTGCTCCAGTAACATATAAGTTTGTATATGGTGATGAATATGTTTGACCTGTAATAACTACGTTTCTACTACATCCAAAATTGTCATATGTTAATAAAAGGTCGTTTACACTAAATGATGATAATTGATTCCCGTACAATTGTATTGTACAAGTGTTTGCCGAATATGATGATATTACTTGAGAATTACCTATAAAGTTTAATGCTCCACCACCAATCATTGAATGACTAGCAAATGTTACATTAACGCTTCCGCCTCCAATAACACCAAAGTCTTCTACGACTCTATTATTATTACCACTTACAATACCACCACCATAAGAACATTGACCTAAACAGTTTCCACATCCACCTAAAATTGCTGCTCTAACTCCATATGTTTTATTATTTAATCCTCCACCAATAACACCATCTTCACCAACGCCTGTTGTACCCGATATCATATTACTTCTACCACCACCAATAAATCCAAATTCGTTACATATTGTATTACTAATACCACCGGCAATTACTGAATTTGATGGGTTCAGTGTATTACTAGTAATACGATTGTTAAACCCACCACCTATTGAAGAAGATGTTCCACAAATAAAATTAAATCTACCACCGGCAATTGTTGAGTAATTACAACATGAGGTATTAAAACAACCTCCCCCAACTGTTGAACAACCACCTACTGAACAGTTAAGATAACCACCACCAATTGTTGAACAATTTCCTGATGCGGTATTTCGACGACCACCACCAATAAATGATGTAGCTCCTGATGAGATATTACAACAACCACCACCAATCGTACCATATACTGTATACACAATATTTGATTTTCCACCACCAATGAATGAATAAGGACTACAGGTAATATTACATCTACCTCCAGTAATTGTTGATTTATCTCCACAAACAGTATTTTGCATTCCACCACCAATGGTTGAACTGTCACAATAAGATTTGTTATTCGCTCCACCACCAACAGTTGAGTTATTCGCTAAGGCATAGTTGCAATAACCACCGGCAATAGTTGCATCACCACTATTTGCTCCTGGACCAATAACACATGCTAAATTATATCCACCACCACCAATTGTATTTCTTGGCCCAATAACAACATTACAACAACCACCGATTATTGTTGAAGTATTTCCTGATATTCTGTTATAATCACCCCCACCAATGAATGATGTTGTCCCACCACTAATTATGTTTTTAGACCCCCCAACTACAACTGAAGAATCTGTTGTTGCTGAGTTTGAAATACCACCACCAATAAATGAATTGTTTCCTGATGCGGTATTTTGTTGACCACCAACTATTGTTGAGGTTATATTTGTTGATGAGTTTAATATACCACCACCAATAAATGAATTGTCTCCTAATGCTTGATTTTCTTGACCACCACCTACGGTTGAACCACCGCATGAGGTATTACAAAGTCCCCCACCAATAAAAGAATAATTATCTGATAAGGTATTCTTACTACCACCACCAATTGTACTTCCTATTGAATTATTGCAAATAATATTACAATAACCTCCAGCAATTGTAGAACTTCGTGTTACATTTTTACCAACACCCACAAAAATACTATTATAAAGACCACCACCAATTGTTGATGTACCACCTGAAACACTATTACAAAAACCACCACTTATAGTTGAATCATTATTTGATACCGTATTACAACGACCACCTCCAATAAACGAATGTGTTCCTCCACTAACTACATTTTGTCGTCCACCAACAACCATTGAATAGTTTGTAGTTGCTGAGTTTGAATATCCACCTAAAGCACCGGAATTATCTCCTGATGCAAGATTATTAACATCTCTTCTAATTGATGAGTTAACACCTGTACCACTTACAATTACAACAAATGGTGAACCACTAATTGCTTCATCGATTGTTGATTTATATGATGAACCTGCAGGATTTTGAGTCGGGTTATTAGTATCAACAATGTGAATTAATGTTTGACTTGTTGTAAACCCTGATGGTGAATATGTTCTTTGAGTTAAAATCATTGGTTTTTGTTTTATATTATAAATAGTTCGTTATTGGAAATCGAATATCTCAAAGTCCATAAATTCAAAATATTCGTAATCTTGGAATTGTTTTGGAACTGGTGGTAATAAGTTACAATATACCACTTCAAATCTTTCACAACCATCCCCATAAATGACTTTAATACCTACTGCGGCAACATTATTAAATTGTGAAGGTAACACAATAATATTATCCGGAGGTACTGAAGTAACTATTGTTGCAATTAACGCACAATGATTACCATAAACATCACACGCATAAATTGTATACGGGAAGTTTGAACCTGTAATTGCTTGTATGTTAATTGCTGTCATATATTAAAAAGTATATAATGGGTTTGTTGGTAATTGAAGAACACCATTTATTACTGTTGCAACGACATCACTAAATACACTATTAGAAACACCATTAACAATAGGTGATGCTAAAATTCTAAAAGATTTAACATTATTTGGGTCTGTTAATTCAACTCTATAATGATAGACGGAAACAAATTGTTGAATACCTCCACCGCTCGATGTTCCGATTGATGTAAAATTATTACAAGTTAATGCGGATAACGAAGGTATTTGTGTATAAGGTGAACTACTACCTGAAAAAGGTACTGTTGAGTTAAGATAATTATTTAGCCAATAAAACCCATGGAGAGTTGATGCACTAACAACGGTTGGTGGATTTTCTACAAAATATAAAGATGCCCCAAAAGGTCTAACATATTTAGAACCAGTATTGGTTGTGAAATCTTCAATATTTGTTACTCCGGTTGAACTAACATTAACATTTCTAATTATATCGTTAATGATGGTTTGACAACTAATATCACAAGGGTCAAACGGTGGTAAACCGTCAGATATTGTTGGCATTGTGATGTTTAAAGTATAAACCCCTCCTGTATCTCCGGTTGTTACTATACTAGAATAATGTATATCATATTTTACAACAGTTGTTCCATCTCCACAAGGATTAGATTGGGGTTGTTTTGGTATATATAACTCAAAATATCTATAATAATTTGGGTCGGCAGGATTTGATGGTGTTCCATAATAAGGTGACAACAAATCATAAGATGATTTATAATGTATTAAATCACTTAAACTACTAAATTCCATTTTAATTACTCCTTGTCCTGATGGACCAGTGTTTTCTTTTTTAAATTTAATTGTATTTGTGTTAGGGGGTGAACAAGTTGGTGTTGTAGTAAAGTTATAATTTGCAGAACAGGTTGTAGAGTCCCAATCTAATGTGTTAGGGAAGTTCCTATTAAGTAGTCCTGTACTATTATTGGTGCTTACCTCAGAGAACTGTGTCGTATTGATAGCTGTTATAGTTGTTACTTGATATTTGTAAATATCGTTATCAGTTATAGCACTTGAGGTACAACCTGATAAATTAAGATTAACTATAATTGATGAACAAGAACCTGTAAAACCAGTAATAGATGATGATTGTATTTTATATGGTGTATTTAAATAATCGTATAAACATAAATCACAGTCAAAGGTGTCCATACAAGTAAAATAAAAATCCCATTCCGTTTGTGGGTTAATTTGATTTGGAATTACTTCTAAAATTAAATAATCTCCGGGACTTCTTGTTAATGATGTTAATGATGTTACTTTTGAAAAATAATTTGAAGTATCGGCTGATTTTGGAAAAGTTAATAAATTAATAAATGAAGTTCCAAGGTCACCTCCAACTACCCAATACTCTAAAATAATTGGGTCTGTATATGCTGAACCATAAAACGTAATTTTAAGTGAGTCCGGTATATTAAACCCTCGAAATTTCCAAGAAAAATAATCGGTTGTTAAATCTAATTCAAATGTTGATTGTAAAGTTAATGGAGTTACACCTGCGGCTGCTCCAGCAAAATTAACCCTATGAGTATAATTGTTCGGTAACGGTACTGTTCCATTGTCACAAGTAAAAGGTTGAACATTAACTGTTGTTGCGTTAAAACATTCTAACTCGGCTTGAATATAACCAGTTCCACCTGTTTGAGAATAATTAAGTCCATTTAGTTTAACTTTATCAATTACAGGTATATAAGTTCCTGCTGGCTGCATTGGAGAATTAATACCTACTAATGGATGTGTAAAATCTCTTGGTAAAAAATTTATATCTTGACCAAAACCTGATGTGAAGGCAATATTTGTTGAAGAATTTGGTCCGTACCAAATTATTCTATAATCTGTAATGTCATTTTCACAACTACCGGTTAATTCTCCTGCGACAATTAAACCAATAGTATTAGTTTGATATGAATCAAAGGATAACTCACAAGTTGTACATAAATCGTTAGATAATAAATCAAGTGTTGCACAACATTTTGATAATATGTCTATTATTCTAATTGTGGTAGTTAAATCGGGTACATTACCCATAACATACGGACATAACGGACCAAATAAACTATCATAACTTACGTTAGTTTGAAAAGGTGATGTATAATTATCAACGTTTGAATATATGTTAAATGTTCCACCTAAAAGGGTAGTTCCTAAATCGGTTAAACAAGTTGAAGCTGAAAACGGCATATTTTAATTTTTAAGTTTTATTATATAAGTAACCCTCTAATCCACAATCAATACACGGAGATGGAATTCCTGAAGATGTTGGTGTAGGAGTTGGAGTTGGTGTAGGTATAATTGATTCTGAACATAAAATACAATCCGCACCTATTTGACTTCCATAAGGACCAATTAGTAATGTAATATCATCAATACCGATTGTGTTATTATTAACCCCAATATATCCAACACATATTACTGTCCCATTAACGTTAGCTTGATAAACTTGAAAATTTTCAATTGGGATATTTCCTGGTGTAACTAATTGATTTGTGGTATAATACATCGTACCGTCATAACAATTTTGGAATTGATAACTATAAGGACATACAATACTATCATCAATTGTATTGAAAGTTACCCCTTGTTCAAAAGTACAAGTACGAGCAATTTGTGCCGATGGTGTCGGGGTCATTGTAGGTGTTGGTGTTGGAGTGGAAGTAACACTTTGAATTGTTGCACTTATAACTACATTACAAAATTTAGTTGGTGTAGGTGTTGGTGTAGGTGTTAATGTAGTTGTACTAGTTACAGTTGGTGTTGGAGTTGTTTCAAAATCACAATCAAATATTGCTGAGAAATTTAAATTTGCACAATTTAATGTTGGTGTGGGAGTTGGTGTTGGACACGCTCCAATAGAAAAATAAACATCATCTAAATCCGGACACGGGTTGAAACAAGGTGATTGACCCGATAAAAGACAAGACCCGTCTAAAACTGTTGATAAACACCATTGAGTTGACCCTGTGTTATAATAAATGGATAATCCATTTGTTTGACCGGTCCAATATAGTTGAGAATTCCATGTCCCTGCACTAAAGTATAGGTCGTTAAATGTTGGGTAACCAGTGTTTGAAAGGCAATATGTAGAACTACACGGCATATTATAATGTTAGATTTAAAATTGATTCACAATTATTATTATCAATAACTTTTATATTAAAAGATGTTAACGAACTCCAAATAGGTGGTATTGTCACATTATATGGGAATGTTGAAATTGTGTCTATATATATTGATAAAGTAATAGGGTTATCACATAGATACACTTTAAAAGGAGATACTCCGGTAATATTACTTATAGTTATTTGTGTGCTCATTTCTTTAGGTTATCTCAATAAATATAATGGGAATGAAAAACTTGTGAAGATTGACAGTTATATTATTTTTTCTTATCTTTGCTGTATGTCAGATGATGCGGAAATTTTATTAGAAATACTACACGATATTCTTGGAGATGAAAAACTCCACTATGAATCAAAAGGTCAAATATCTTTTGATTGTCCGATATGCGATGAAGACCAACATAAAGGAAACCTTGAGGTAAATTACTTTGAACACGTATATAAGTGTTGGAGTTGTGGTGACGAGAATAACACAAAAGGTCCTCTTGGTAAACTTATTGATAACTTTGGTGATAAGAAACAAAAGAAAATATATAACTTACTTCAACCTGAAAATCATAAACCAAAAGAGAAACGTAAAGATTATTTAAAGTTACCGACAGGTTTTACATTATTTAAAGATAGTAGTTTGGTTTATCCGGTTCGTCGTCAAGCTTACAATTACCTTAAACAACGTGGGATTACCGATGAGATTATTGAGAAGTATGGTATTGGATTCTGTGATACGGGAGCATTCTCGGGGAGAATTATTATACCATCTTATGATAATAAAGGTGTATTAAATTATTTTATTGCAAGAAGTTGGGACGCAAACTCAAGGGCAAAATATAAAAACCCCGAAGCGTCCAAAGATGAGATAATATTTTTTGAGAACACAATAAATTGGAATGAGGACATCCATCTTTGTGAAGGTGCATTTGATGCTATATTCCTACCTAATAGTATTGCTATGTTAGGAAAACATATGTCCGAGTTATTACTTAACACGTTGTATGAGAAAGCGAATGGTAATATAATTATATGTCTCGACGCCGATGCGTGGTCAGACGCAGTTAAGTTATATCACAACCTAAATGGTGGTAAATTATATGGTAAAGTTAAAATAATAAAATTAACAGGTGATGCCGATGTTGCCGATTTAAGGGGTAACATCAGTGATTACTATTATAAAATAAAATAGATGATAGATTTAAATGAGGTTGCGAAAGAAATAAGAGGGTTATTAGATAAACGAAGAGAGGAACTTGAATTAACATTCGTTGAGGACACCCACACTTATTATATGAAGGATGAGACCGGAGTTATCAGAAGTGATTATCCATCTGTTAGTAAGGTAATGAAATATTTCTACGAGGAGTTTGACACAGAAGGGATATCTTTTAAGAAAGCCAAAGGTGACCCTGAAGTTCAACAACAATTATTAGATGAATGGAAAGCTGCTGGTGACTATTCAACCAATATGGGAAGTAGGGTTCACTATATGTTAGAAAAGAAAACCATAGAGATGTTTGGTGATTACAAAGAAGTAAGACAACCAATATTTGAATGTGACTTCACCCAAATATTAAAAGGTGATAGTATGATATCAGCCGGGGCGGCATACCTAAATCTTATGGTTGAGAGAGGTGCGGTGTTATTGGATACGGAGATTGTATTGGGAGACCCTGAATTAAAATATACCGGACAACCCGATAAGGTGTGGCTCATAATGAATAAGGAACAAACAGAGTTTGGGCTAGTGATAACCGATTGGAAGTCAAACAAACCAAAGAACTTTGAGGAGAGTCATTTCACCAAAAAAATGTATTACCCATTTGATAAATTACCAAATAACGCATTGGGTCACTACTTTACCCAATTACCATTTTATGGGAAACTTCTTATTAAGATGTTACAAGGAACAAAATACGAGAACATTAAATTGTATGGGTGTATTATTGTTCTTGTTAAGGAAATTGGTGAGTATGAAGAATTCCGTGTTCCAAAAGGAGTTCAAGAAACTATATTGGAAATGGATATGTCAAAGTATTTGACTAAAAAATAAAAATTAACTAAATTTAAAATAAAAACATATGGACGATTTATTAAAACCAAAAATTGATTTAAAACAACAACCGACATTAGTGTGTGAGGAGTGTGACGGAATCTACTTCAAGGAAGTAACAATGATAAAAAAAGTTAACAAATTGTTAACAGGAAGTCAGGAAGACACCATAGTTCCTTTCCCAACTTATAGATGTGACGATTGTGGTCATGTAAATGAAGATTTTAAATTATTTGATAAGTAATGAGATTAATTAAACGACCTGAAGTTTGTGGTATCTGTACCGCATCATTGTGGTGGATACCAACAATGACTTACTTTATGCTGAAGATGAATGATATAATATCACCAAGTAAAGAATGGGTGTGGTGGGTAGCAATTCCTGTAATGTTTTTGATTTGGGTACTATTAAATTGGAAAATAAAAAAATAAGATGATAAAGAAATTAGTTCACTTTAGTGACTTACATATAAGATTATTTAAAGACCACGATTTATATCGAGGAATCTTGAATGATATGTTGGTGCAATTCAAAGAGATTGCTCCGGACAGAATTGTTTTCACCGGAGATTTAGTTCACTCTAAAAATCAAATGACTCCTGAACTTATTGAGTTTGTTGCTTGGATTCTTACGGAGTGTTCTCAAATTGCTAAAACCATAGTTATAATTGGAAACCACGACTTCTTAGAGAGTAACTCTTCAAGGTTGGACGCTCTTACACCAGTGATTGATTCATTGAAAAACGACAACATCGTTTATTTGAAGAACAGAGGTGAATACGAGGACGATAATGTTGATTGGGTGGTGTATTCATTACTTGACCATAACATTCCACCTGAGATTGAAAAAACGGGTAGATTAAAGATAGGTTTATTCCACGGACCGGTTCAGGGATTAACAACCGATATTGGATATAAGTTTGAAACCGGATTTGAAACGGATAAGTTTAACGGATGTGATTTGGTATTATGTGGTGATATTCACAAAAGACAAATCTTTAACATACCTGGTGGGAAGAAAGCATATATGGTCGGTTCAACAATCCAACAGAACTATGGTGAAACAATAACCAAACACGGATTCGGAATCTACAATCTTGAATCAGATGATTATTCATTTGTTGATTTGGATAATCCAAAACCTTTCTTATCATTTAAAATGAAATCATTTGATGATATAATAAACGGAACTGAAAAACTGGTTAACAGTGGAAGTCAAACTAACAACTAGTCAATTAAAGTCAGTTCAAGAATATTGTAAGTTAAACAATATTGAGGATGTAGATAATTTCATATCAAAATGTTTTACCGAAGGGTATAACATTAACAAATATGGGTTACTAGGTGGTGATTCAGAAAAAGTAATGGAGATTGAAGTAATAAAAGAAATACGGGTGGAAGTACCGGTTGAAGTTATTAAAGAAGTTGAGGTGGTTAAAGAAGTTATTAAAGAAATAGTCAAGGAAGTTCCCGTTGAAACTATTAAAGAAGTTGAGGTTATCAAATATGTTGATAGAGAAGTTATTAAAGAAGTAAGAGTGGAAGTTCCTGTCCCAATTATAGATGAAATTGGGGGCAAACCTGAACCAATAATTGTGGAGAAAATAGTTGAGGTTGAGAAGATAGTTGAAGTAGAAAAGATTGTTGAGATTGAAAAACCAAACGATAAAGTATTACTTCTTCAAGAAACTTTACAGACACTTAAAAAAGAACTATCTTTGAAAAACACAAAGATTGAAGAACTTGAAAATAAAAATAAACAATTAGAATCTATTGCGGTTAATCAAAAAGCTGTATATTTGAAAGGTTCTAACTTAAATGAAACAATGTAATATGGTATTATTAATTTGGTTACTAGCGGCATACGGAATGTCAAACATATTGGTCTATGGGTCAATATTTCAGGGATTAAGAAATTTTATAAAAGCGTGGGGTGAATCAGTATTACCTTTCAATGGGTTGGCTAAATTCATTGGGGATTTACTATCTTGTATGATGTGTACATCAACTTGGGTTGGTTTTTTCTTTGGAATTGCTTATTATTCCCCATCAACATCTTTGATTGGAACACCGACTTGGATTGGATGGTTCTTTGATGGGTTGATAGCGTCAGGGTTTGTATGGTCATTCAACTCGATGGTAGAATGGTTTGAAGAAAATAGACCAACAAAAAATTAAGTTATGGAAACTAAATTAGGTGATTTTGTAATTAAGTTTTTACAAGATAAAACAGAAACAAGAAAGATTATCAAGTGTGATGACTTTTTTCAGTTAATAAATGATATGGGTATTACTGATGATAGTGATGAAATTATAAGTATTATTAATTATTTAGAAGAAAACAATACAGATATTAACTTTCACGAAGCAAAAACTCAAAATTTTTACAATAGATTTAGAAATATTGAAAAAAAAGTTCAGATGTCTAAAATGTTAATAGGTTCTAAAACTGAAGTTCAAAAAATGATTGAGAAGGTTGAGAGTGTTAAAGTTCAAGAAAGACCGGATTGGTTAGATTATTATAAAAATGAGGACGATGAAGATGAAACAAATGTTAATGGTATGCCAACATCAGATAGAGATAAAAATTTAGGTCAAGACATTATTGATAGACTGACTAGTGAGGTTAAGGAACGAATTGATAATGAACCGGGAATAACGTTAGAAGAAATACGAGAACAAATGAATAACGAAATAAATAACAATTAAATAAATACAATTATGCCAAAGTCAAAATTACGTGGTGGTGCAAAGGCACACAAATTAAGAGTTGCAACAAGAAACAATGCGCTTAGAGGATTAAGAAAAAGAGCTCAAGCCGAGTATCAAGAAATGTTTGAAAAACAAATGGAAGAAATGAAAGCTCAATACCAAAATGAAAATGGTGAAATGGTGGATTTAAATACTGAAGTTGTTAGTGGTGATGTAATTGTTGGTGAAACAACTGACATTAACGTAACAGATGCTGAAGTTGTAACACCTGAAACTGTTTAGACATTCGTTAGACATTTTTTAGACATTCAACCAATGGATTTATTCAATCCCCCCATAGAATTTAATTACACAATAATGATAAAAGATTTAGATATCACAAGTTTTGATAATCCTTACCTACAGATTGTATGGGAGGACTATGCTGAAAACTTTACACAAGAAAAAATAAAAAGTGTTCGTCATTACTTTCAAAAGAAGTACAACACAACCAATGTTAATGTTATTACAAAGACAAAGGTTGCTGACGACACCACACATACCGTAGACATATCCTTTAACATCTTGGATGAGAACTATCAATTAGAATTAGTTCGTTCATTCTTGGAGTCAAAAGGGAATATGGAACACTACGATGATATCTACCAACTTAATAGTATTGTGGATAATAAATTGTTACAAACTCAAACTGATGCGGCTCCATTTAAGAGATGGTATATTAAGAACATTGAGTTCTCAAACTTTTTATCCTATGGTGAGAATCAGAAGATAGATTTTGAGAAGTGTGATGGGATTACGGTTGTGGAATCAAACCCGCCTAACTTTGGGGGTAAGACAGTTTTGACTGTGGATTTATTGATGTTCTTATTCTTTAATGAGACAACCAAGACATCCAAAGCGGAGGAAATATTTAACAGGTTTACAGAAAGAAACAAAGTTGCCGTAAAAGGTGAGATAACAATCGATGGTGAGGAGTACATCATATTGAGAAATATTGAGAGAAAGTTATCAAAGAAAAATGAATGGAACGTTAAAACCGAGTTGGACTTTTATAAAAGATTGTCTGATGGTAGTTTACAAAACTTCACCGGAGAACAACGAAGAGAGACCGAGGCGTTTATCAAAACGTCTATCGGAACCAAAGAGGACTTCTTAATGACCATTCTAACAACTGCCACCAACTTGGAGGAACTAATTGATGCCAAACCTACGGCGAGGGGTCAAGTTCTTTCAAGGTTTATGGGGTTAGATTTTCTTAAACGTAAGGAAGAAGCCGCCAAAGAAATTTATAGTGACTTCTCAAAAGGGATGTTATCGAACATCTATAACTCGGAACAACTTAAAACTGACAACCAAACTAATCAAGAAACCATTGATACCCTAACGGAAACTAATCTTACGTTAGATACTCAATTGGAAGACGTTAAAGGTAGAATTGTTAAGGGTCAGGAGTATCGTGATGGATTATTAAAATCCAAACACAACATTGATAAGGAACTAACACTAGTGTCTCCGGACAAAGTTCAAGAGGAGATTAATGGATTGGATTTACAAAAGGGTAAAGCCATTTCCGATAGAGATGGGGTTAAGGTTATTGAACCATCTGAATTTTACCACGAGGACAAACACGATGAGGTAAAACAAGAGATTAAGGACTTGATTACCAAACAAGCGGAGAACAATGCAAAGATTAAAAGCATCGAAGAACTTAAGAGTTCTGTTGATGGTGGAATCAAATGTGAACATTGTGGTATTGAACTGATGAACGCGGCTATAACCAACGCAAAAATTGGTGAACTTGCCGGATTTATCACTCATAAAGACGAATTAGAGGGGTTAATGAGTGAATTAACCAACAAAGAAGAAGGTTTTGTTAATCTTAAAAAAGAGTTTGATGAGTATGAAAAAAACAAACTTATCAAAGAGAAATATGAATTAAGTGTTGAACGTTTCCAATTGATGATTGATTCATTGAAAACCAAATTGGAAAGATATTCTGAAGTTCAGGATAAGATTGTGGAAAACAATAAGACTGACGGGTTATTAATTAAAGCGGGAATCAGAATTGATGAACTTGAGGGTGAGAAGAAAACTATTGAAACTAGTATCTCAAACAATAAGTTCACCATTAAAACTCTAACCGATAAAATTAGTTCTAATTTGGAAACAATTAGAAAAATAGCGGAAGAGGCTGAAAGAGAAAGAATATACAAAATCTATTTGGAGATATTCGGTAAGAATGGGGTGACTAAACTTATAATGAAAACAATGATGCCACTTATTAATAGTGAACTTCAACGATTGTTAGAAGATAGTTGTCACTTCAGATTAGAGGTTAAAATTAATGACAAGAATGAGGTTGACTTCCTTATGATTGATAACAATACCCAAGTTGAGAAACCAATGTCTTCCGGTTCAGGATATGAAAGAACAATTGCATCACTAGCGTTAAGAGCGGTATTAAGTAAGATATGTTCATTACCAAGAGCAAATGTTGTTGTCTTTGATGAGGTTTTTGGAAAGATATCAAACGATAATTTGGAGATGGTATCAGAGTTCTTCACCAAGATTAAAGAATACTTTGAGAAGATATTTGTAATTACACATAATCCACTAGTGACGAATTGGTCGGATAATGTAGTAAGAATTAGAAAAGAAGAGAATATAAGTTATGTTTCTCAATAAAAATAATACCTATCAACAGTTGATAGGTATTATTTTTTTGTCTATTTTTTTAAAAAAATAATAATATGAATTATAAAGAAGTTGAAAATATTTTAAATCAATATAATGATTGGGATATTTTGATAGTTAGTGATGATGGTAGGAGGAATTCTCAAGATAGTGAAGAAGAGATTTGTAAAAAAATTAATGAAAGATTAAAACTTACTAAAATAAAAACACGCAATAGGGAAGAAAATGATTTATATATTTCAAATGGTGAAGATTTAAAATGTGTAGAGCCGGGTAATTTCACGAATACAATTTGTTTTACTAAATTAGCTAAGATGTTAAATTTAGACGGTACAACTAATAAATTGATATCTAAATCGTATAAGGATAAAAAAAATAAAAATGAGATTAAATTAGTTAGTGATTATCAAATTGTTTTTTTTAATAAACAAACAAAAAAATTTTTAATTTGTTCTTTAACTCAATTACCTTTAGATTGTATAATAGTTAATCCGTCTAATGGAATACAAACTAAAATACCAACAATTTCATTAATTGAAAGAACTAACGAAGAAAAATTTAATTTAGTTCATAATCTATTTATTGAATATATAAATAAACGAATTTTAAATCCTGCTAAAGAGTGGGAAAATTTAATTAATGGTTAATAATTTAAAAAAAAGTAGGGGACAATTTTTCACAACAAAAAATAGAGTTTTAAATGTGTTAATTAGTTTAATAAAAAATGATGGTAGTGTATTGGAACCATCTGCGGGTGAGGGTCATATTGTTTTAGAGATTGAAAAAAAATTAAATAGAAATGTCTTATCAGTGGAGTTAGATGTTGATAAGGTTAATTCTAAAGTATGTAAATCTGAAATAAGTGTTGATAATTTTTTTAATTTTATAAAAACTTGTGGAACATTTGATTCAATCGTTGGTAACCCACCTTTTGTTAAACTAAAAAATGTTGAACAAGACACTATTGATTTGTTACCGGAAAAAATTCCTGGTAATGGAAATTTATATTATTTTTTTATTAAGTATTGTGTTAATTTATTATCTGATGGAGGGGAGTTAATATTTATTGTTCCGAAAGAATGGTTATATAATGTGAGTTCTAAATTTGTGAGAGAATTTTTAAAAGACAATGGTAATTTTTCACATTTCATTGATTGCGGTGAAGAAAAATTATTTGATGATGCTGATGTACCTGCCTTATGTATTTTTAGGTATGTTAAAAATTATAGTGGTGATTTTAAATATTATGAAACATTGGATGATTATAGTTTAGATAAATTTGTAAATAAAAAAGTAGTATATAATAATACTATTTCTTTTTGTAATGAAATCCGAACAGGAAATACAATTTCTGATTTTTTTGATGTTAAAGTTGGTTTAGTTACCGGAGCGGAAAAAATATTTAAACTAAATAATAATATTGATTTACCGGATAATTCAATAATTCAAATCATTGGTACAAATAAGGAAGTTTCTAATTATCTTTTTGTGGATAATTATGATGTTTTTGGTGAATTATCTGAAGAAGTAAAAAATTATCTTACACCTCATAAAGAAAAATTAATTAAAAGAAAAATTAGTAATTTTACTGAAAAAAATTGGTGGAAATATGGTGCTCTCCGTAATTTTAATTTAATGAAATCGAATAAAAAAAGAATTTATGGTATTATGAAAACTAGAGATACTCATATTTTTTGGGTAGGAAATGTTAATGAATTTTTTGGTGGTGGTATTATAGGTTTATTTTTAAAAGATAATATTGATATAAATTTAGATAACGCGGTGAATTTTTTAAACTCAAATGAGTTTAGAAATATTATGAAAGAAAATAATATGTGTTCAAATAATAAAGTTTCAATTACTCCTTCAGTTTTATCTAGTTTACCATTTACAAATTTAGATAATTAAAAATGAAACAATTAAACTATAAAAGAAAGGGGGAGGTTCATTCTCCTCTCCTTTATTGGACTACTGACGATAGAACCTCCATAGCTATCTATCAGGGTGTAAGGGGTGAGAATCCGGAACTTGACTTTATTGTGAAATATAAGGAAGAGGGTAAAAGATTGAGAACTCCATCACATACACATTGGATTGTTGATTTATTGGTTAAGGCTGAACACAATAAAGAATTATTATTATCTTATGTTAATAATTTGATTTTGATTTATGAAAACTCTGAACCATTTAATTGTGTTGAAGAAAGAGATACTTATGAATTAAGACATAATTATGTTATGGATTTAAGGTATAATGAGTTAAATGGTTGTGGGTACTACAGTATTTCTACTTTGACGGCATTTATTGAGTTATTTTCAATTTGTGAAAAACAAACAACCGGGGCGTTTATGTTCAAAGGGTTACTTGAAATGGTTAAAGAATATTGTGAAGGGAAAAAAGATTTTTACCAAATAGTTGGTTATTCCAAAAGAGTTTAGTACTTTTGTAACATAATTTAAATTTAAACGTATAACGTATGGATGGTTTAACCAAATACATTTTATTTGTCTTTGCAAAAAATGACAACCCAAAAGAATTTACAGAACAAATCGCGGAAGAATTATGTGTTATTTCCGACACACCCAATCTTAACTTTTATTTCGGACCGGAGTCATCTGTGTTCACAATCTCAACATTAGATTCCTATGAGGATGTAAAAGATTATGTTGATATGGTTTTAGGTGTTGGCGATATTATGTATGTTTTATTACCTTACACATCTGACAAATTGTCATATGGATTACCTGAAAAAATATCTAAACATCTTTTTAATGATGGTATTAGTGACTTTATGTCAGGAAAATCTAACAATTCAGAACCAAATGAATTTGAGGTGCGAAAAATGATACAAGACAAAATCCGAGATACTTTTAATTTAAACATTGAAAATTTTGATTTTGAATATGATGAAGATGAATGGTCTGACATTGATGAAATTAAAAACAAACAACGTAGTCCATCTTTAGATGAATTATTAGAAAAGATTAAAGAAAAAGGATTAAATTCACTAACTGAAAAAGAATTAATATATTTAAACAAATACTCAAATTAATATGAAAGAAAAAAATTCCGGTATTCCAATTAATCAAGAAGAGATTCAATTATATCTAAAAGATATTCGTAAGATTAAAGTGATGACCCCTGAAAGAGAACGTGAGTTATCTAAATTGATTACCTCGGGTACTCTAACAGAGAATGAGATTAAGGCGATTAATAAAGAATTATTAGAAGGTAATTTACGTTTTGTTATTACGGTGGCAAAACAATATCAAAATCAAGGATTGGATTTCCCTGATTTAATTGCCGAAGGTAATTTAGGTTTAATGAAAGCCATCAACAATTTTGATTGGTCCAAGAATTTACGTTTTATTTCCTATGCGGTGTGGTGGGTTAAACAATCAATCCTCCAATCGTTGAATGACAACGCCCGTACAATCCGACTACCAGTTAATGTGGTACAGGATTTACATAGAGCTAAAAAAGAAATTGAATCTAATGGTGGTAAGTTAGATGATAAGTTCCAAAATCTACCTTCAATGATTGATTTAGATATGAATATCAATGAAGATGGTGATACTCTTGTTGATATTATTAAAAATGAAGGTGCTGATATGCCTGATGAAGCATTTAATGGTAAAGATTTATTAAAAGCAAAATTAATCTCTTTATTAAATGTTTTAGATGAACGTGAAAAAGTTATTGTTGAGGACTATTTCGGGTTAACCGGAACACAGAGAACCCTCGAAGATATTGGTGGTGATTTTAATCTGACTAAAGAACGGGTTAGACAAATAAAGGAAAAGGCCTTAAGAAAATTAAGGAATGACTGCTCGGTATTGTTTGATTATATGTAAAAATGTTAGAACCTTCTATTTATTATAATAGAAGGTTTTTTACTTTTATGATAAAACTAATACAAAAATTATGAAAGCAATATTAAATTTTATTGATGTATGGGGAAACAGAATTATGTTTTTCTTAATTATTATCGTGTTCTTTAAAACTTGTACCACTAATGGTAGAGTAGATAAAGTGACAAAAAAAGTTGATACTTTAGAAGTTAAAATAACTAAAGAAATCAAAATTGAAGGATTAAAATCTGAAAAAAGAATGATTCAAGCGACGGATAGAAAAATTATGGATGTTAACAGACAATCAGAGATTGATAAAGAGATAACTAAAATCACAAATGATTAAGTCAATAATAAGTTGGGTTAAAGAACATCCGGTAAGAGCAATGTTCTTAATCCCGATACTTTTAGTTGCGGGTATCTCAATATCTCACGTTGTGTCTTGGTATGATTTAACAAATCCAATTAGTTGGGCTATATACTTATCAATAGCTATTGAAGTTGGTGCTATGACCGCATTGGTTGCTGCAACAAACAGAATTAAAGGTGGTGTATGGTTTATGTTCGGATTAGTAACCTTTATACAAATGATTGGTAATATCTTCTTTTCATTTAAAGAAATTGATGTTAACGGGGATTTATTTAAATCTTGGGTTGAACTAACTTCACCTGTTTGGGAAATGTTAGGTTCTGATATCAATGACGTTGTATCTCAAAAAAGATGGTTAGCGTTTTTAGGTGGAGGGTTACTTCCAATCATTTCATTGACATCATTACACTTTTTTGTAAAATATGACGAATTAACCAAAGAAAGTGACGACGAAATTAAAACCATTGAGGTTGAAGTCATTAAGGAAGTTGAAAAAATTGTTGAAGTCCCGGTAGAAGTTATAAAGGAAGTTGAAAAAATAGTTGAGGTAATCAAAGAAATTGAAGTTCCGGTAGAAGTAATTAAGGAAGTTGAAAAAATAGTTGAGGTTGAGAAGATTGTTGAAGTACCCGTTGAGGTTGTTAAAGAAATTATAGTAACCAATCAACAACCAATGAATGTTAATTACGCGGATTCGACAACTACAACAACAACTAATGATGGTCTTGTTAGATTAAGTTATGTAAAAAATACCTAACATAATTAAATAAACTTGAAAGTTATGGGTTATGATAGACATAATAGATGGTTTTAAACCATGTGGGAAACAAAAGAAAAAAAATCAAATAATCCTCACACACTCTTCAAGAAGTGTTGGGGATTATTTACAATCATTAAAACTCAGATTTAATGGTAAATTTAAACGAATACCTAATTACATCGTTACTCGAGATGGACAAATACTTCAATTATTAGGTAATAATGAGCATTCAAATTATTTTACTTCAGCAAACATAAATAGAAATTCTATCATCGTTTGTTTGGAAAATTTAGGGTGGTTAGAAAAAGAACCGCTAAGTAATCATTACGTTAACTGGATTGGTGATATTTATAAAGGTAATGTGTTTGAAAAAAAATGGAGAGATTATTATTTTTGGCAACCTTACACATCCATTCAAGTTGAAAACACTTCTATTTTGTGTAGTAAGTTACTAAAAGAAATAAAAATTAAAAACCAAGTAATTGGGCATAATACAAAAATAAATGGTATAGAAAAATATGACGGGATAGTTAGTAAAAGTAACTTTGACACTGATTATACAGATGTTAGCCCGGCATTTAATTTTGAAGAATTTTTAAAAAAAATAGAGCATGAGCAATTCACATGATGAAATAAAAAGATTAGTTGAGGCATCTAGAAAGATGTTATCAAATAGTACAATTAATGAGGATATTAATCGTATTCGACAAAAACACGGTATTATTAACGAACAAGTAGGTTTGTCTGATAATGATGTTATTTCAAAACTAAACGTTGCAAAAGACGTTGAGGATAAGATTGAAGACGACACAAATAATCAAGAAGATAAATCACAAGGATATCGAGTTGTTGGAGGTATTATTGTATTACACGGTAAAGATAATAATGATTTAGATTTAACTACAGATGAAAAAATCGCTTTCCAAGAAACAATGAATGAATTTGTTGAACAAGTTTCAGATTTAGTAGATTTCAATAAATTAAACGTATATCCAAATAATGTGGAGTGGTCAGGTAGAATTATTGATTTTGATTTAGATTTCTTTTTTACAATTGGTGAAGAAAATGGTGTTTACATAAACGGTGAGATGTTAAAAACTGATGATGAGTTTTTAGAAATGATTAATAAATTAAAAGTTTTCTATGAAAAATTTAAATCAAAATGGGCAAAAGTTTTAGCGTCAAGAAAACAAACAAGTAATACTGAAGAGTAATGAAAGATATTGTAACAAACAACAAACAAAATATATTATTAATCATCGTTATTGTATTGGCGGCTTGGAACATATTTACAACCAATGGAATCAAAACAGATGTTAAATCATATAAAGAAAAGATAGAATCAATTCAAACTGAGATTGATTCGGCTAAAGCGGTTAATGAGGGAATTGATATTAAGATTGATTCAGTAAAAGGTAATGTGGTTAAAATTACAAAAGAAATTCATCACATAGATAATAACATAACAATAATTAAAAAACAAACAGATGAGAAAGTTAATAGTGTTGACACTCTTACTGCTAACGAGCTTGAGCAGTTTTTCACAAACAGATACAACAAAACCAACAATTAGTAGTGACACTACAAAAGTTAGATTAAAAGTTCCGGTTGCTAAATTAGCGATAAAGGATATTCTAAAAGGTGATGGGTGTGAGGTTGAGTTAAAATTAACTAAAGAAAAACTTATTAAAACTGAAGAAAGGGAAAAAGAAAAAGATTCTCACATAATTCTTCTTGAAGAAAAAGATAAGAACAATAACTTTATGTTAGGTAAAAAGGACGAACAATTAAAAGTTTCTGAAGAATTAACTAATAGTTTACATAAAGAATTAAAAGGACAAAGAACAAAAACTTTCTTATGGAAAGTTGGTACTTTCGCAGGAATTCTTGCATCAACTTATCTTATTATAACAAAATAGAATAATTATGAAAACTAAAGAAAGTATGGCAGCCGACTTATTAAATAAAGTTGATGATGAAATGAGTAAAGCCGGAGTATATAGTAAAGGTATTGAAGGAATGATGGCGGTTAACGATTTTAAAAATTCATTAGGTGAAGAAAATGAAATTGATGAGAAATGGTCAAAAAAATATAAAGACAGTATAGATTGTAAAAATCCTAAAGGTTTCTCACAAAAAGCTCATTGTCAAGGAAAAAATAAAAAAACTGAAACTGATGAATCAACGGGTTCAGGTTCTGCTGGCGGATTTTCCGCTCCATTATTCTCAACAACTAAAAAAGAGATGGAAGAGGCTTGTTGGAAAGGATATAAAGAAGTCGGTGGGAAAAAGAAAAATGGTAAGATGGTACCTAATTGTGTAAAAGAGGGTGAAGAAAAAGAAAAGGATAATAAAAAGAAATATCTTGATATTGAAGACATGATTCCTGAATTAAGAAAAAAACTTAACAAAGGTACTAGATTAGATAAAGACACAAAAAAAGTTGAAGCAACTGAAGCTACAGGTTCAGGGTCATCAGGACAATATTCAACGACGGCAGCTTGGGCTAAATCAACAAATAAAAAAGATTGGATGGGAAAATCTAAACCTCAAATACCTGGAGGTAAATTTGTTCAAGTTAAGAAAAAATGTAAAAAATTCCCATATTGTAATCAAGGTGATATTAAAGCCCTTAAGATATATGAGAATGAGACGGTTAAGAAAGCTATTAAAAATATTAGTGAAAAACACAATATTAGTGAGAATGTAATCAAATCAATTATTTCATATGAGTACGAAAAATTAAAATCAAATAAATAAAGTAAAAAACTAATATATTTATAATAAAAAAACAACAATGAGAAAATTAACTATAACTTATTTAGAAAAAATGATTTCTAAAGTATTGAAAGAAAATTTAGGTGAAAAGGCAGAAACTTTAGTATCTAAAATTAAATCATCTATTAAAGAAAACTCTGAAGTTTGTGAACAGTGTGGTAGTAATATGAATGAAGGTGAATGTATGGAATGTGGGTATAATATGATGGAAGAAGGTATTTATGATGTTGAAGACATTAATAACAAAGATGAGTTTGATTACGTTCAAGAAGAAGAAGATATTGAAACAGAGACAAATATAGAAAATGAAGAATCTTGTAAATATCATATGGATAAATTTGGTCCGGAAGATGATAGAACAAAACAATTTTGTGGTGACTCAATGAATGAGGGATTGAAAGGTCGTCAAAGAAAATTAGATAAAAACAAAAACAATAAAATTGATTCGGAGGACTTTAAACTTTTACGTAAAGAGAAAAAAGGAAATAGCATGAAATTTAAAGATAGACATGGTATGGAGGAACAAGAAACTGAAGAAGGTAATGCGTTTTCAGGAGCTTTATCAGATGCTAAAAAAAGTGGTAAAGATTCTTTTGAAGTTGATGGTAAAAAATACCCGGTTAAAGAATCAGTTAGAATGAATGAAAGAGAGTTAGTTAATTTAATTGAAAGAATTGTTTTAGAACAAAAAACCACAAATGTTAAAGACCCGGCTGAAAAAAATAACTTAAAAACTATTGGAAGTGCTCCGGGATTAGAAAAATACAAACAAGTTCATAAAAAAGACGGTAAAGAAAATGAAGATAACCTTAAAGCTGTTGCTCAAAAAATGAAAGATTATTTGAAAGATGGTTCTAAAGCTGAATATGATACAAATCCAAAAATTTTTCCTAAAGGAAATGGGGAATTAGCTAAAATGAGTAAAAAGGCATATGTTCCGTCAGGAGCGGTGGAAGATTATATTGATAACTTTACTGCAGCGGCTTTAGAGAATTTAGATTATGATGGTATTGAACCTAACGAAGAGTGGGTAACTAATAACATAGAAGGTTCTTCAAAAACAGGTAACAACCCTGATTGGGCAAATACTGGTGAATCTGATGTTAATAAAAAACGTAATAAAATTAGAAAAGATAATTTATTAGGTAAACTTAAAAGAAAAGCGTATAACAAAGCACCTCAACCGGTTATCAATGATAAATCAGGTGAAGATAAAGGAAGTGATATTATGGCTAAATTAGAATCGGTTAACGATAAAAAAACAAAACAAATTAATGAGGAGTTTGATAGAATGAAATCTTTAATCGGTTACAATCAAAAAACTCAATAATTTACAAACAAATTATATCAATTATATTTTCTCCATAGACAAACATCTATGGAGAATTTTTTTAACTACATAACGAAACCCTTAAAACCTGAAGATATTGATATTTGGTTTAAGATGAATAATATAATTTCTGAAAAAATGGAATTATATTCTGATTTCTGCCATACATTATATATTTTAATCTACGATACTTATTTAGGTCAAGATGATGTGTCTACCGAAACTAAAATTAAATTAACGGATGATGATAATTTAAAACACTTTGAATGGTGTTGGATGAAGGTTATAGATAATTTTGGTAAAGAAAATATTAACTTCAATAAGAGAGGTGACCATTTCGATTATTTTTATTCATTCTTTAGTGAAATATTTTATCTTCAAGTTGAAGATAAAGTTAAAAACTCTATTAATAGTTTTTTTACAGACCTATTTAACACCAAAAAAACTTTTACAAAATCAGATTTAGATATGGTTTTAACCATTTATAAAATATTAGACAAAAATCTTAAAAAATAAAAAAATCCTTTATAGTGTTTACTATAGGATAAAAAAAATTATTTTATAAGTATTAAAAATAAATTAATTAACACAATTTGAAATGGAAACATTAGAACAAATTAAATCTTTAACCGAAGAGTTATCTGTTGATACTTCAAAATTTTTTGGAGGTAATAAAAGTGCTGGAACAAGAGCAAGAAAATCTGCACAAGATTTGAAAAAATTATTAGATAGTTTAAGAAAAGAGATTTTATCTGAAAGAAAAAAAGAAGAGTAATGGATAGTACTGATACAATTTTTTTATTTGTATTTATCTTTTCAGTTCTAACCGTGTTTAGAACGGTTACTAGATTGGTAAGTTCCCTGTTCTCAAACCCACCAAAGAGATTCCAATGGAATAGAGGGGAACTTATTTATCTTGGATTAGCAATATCATATTGTTTAACCTACATTATTAAAAATTAATTATGAGTTTGTATAAAGAATTTTCGGAATTATTACCGTATATTCAATCAGTAAGAAAGATTGAAAAATATTTATCGTTTGATATTAGTTTCCCAACATCATGGAAACTACCTAAAAAATATGTCCAAGAAGATAAAGTAATGGAACAGGAAAATAAAATAGCTGGTAACCGTACATTTTCTTTTGTTGCGGAAATTAATGAAAGTGATGTAGAACAAGTAACTGAAAATTTACAAAACATTATAAAATATAATCTTGAGAGAGAAGAAAAAGATAGATTATTTCAAAATAAAGTTGATGAGTTAAAATCTATTTTTGAAAAACAAAATTTAGAAAGTTTACAGAATTTAAAATTTGATTTAAAATCTAAAACATTAAGTAAATTAAAACTTGACGATAATGAAGAAGAGCTTACAACAACTAGAGTGGTTGCAGAACGAGATAATTAAAGATAAAATTATTCTTGACCAAGAAAAGTCAAAATTAATTGATAATATTAAAAAATTAAAAAAGGAAGATATTCTTCCAAAACCTCCGGAAAAATTGACATTATGGCAGAGAATCAAAAAAGTATTGATGGGATAATTGAAAAGTTGGCAATGATTGTTGACGCTGCAGATGAATTATTTCCTGATGGAAAAATGTTATTAGCATTTGAATTAAAAGAAACTGAATTTAAAAAAGTTCAAGGAAACTTTAGAGAAATCGACAAATCTTTTAAACAATTTAAAATAGAAATGTCGGGTAATGATATTATGTTTTTGTTGGATGAGTCGTCGAATGTCTAATTAAATAATGTTTAGGAAACCCGTTTTCTTCTAATAGATTATATAGGTATTTTCTTTGTGAAGTGCTATAATCTTTAACAAACATACAATCGTATCGTTTTTCATTTATAAAGTGTTCCGATACATTATCAATAAATCTTAAACTATCATCATCATTTTTAAATGTTAATAAATTAAATTTATCATCATTTTGAATGATGATTTTATTGTTTAATTTAGATATTAATTTAAGTCCGTCTTCTTTTAAATAAGTTTTTAATAATTCACCTAACCCTATTTTTTGATTTTTTGAATAATCTAAAAACGACTCTTCAATCTTAAATTTCATTATTTTTAAGATTGTAAAGTTATCGTCATCTAAATTTACTTTAACTTTTCTCCCGTATTCGTCTTTTAAAAATATAGGTAAAAAAGTCCCCGAAGTTTTTTCTAATAACGCTAATTCATAACTACACTCCACACCATTTTCATATTTTTTATCAAATATAACTAAATCACTTTCATCCATAAGTGAATCAAAATAATTATTTGCCCTTTTATGGGTCATAAATTTCTTGATTATTTTCTTTTTTGTTTTATTTTTAAACAATACTATCTGATAGTTCATATTTGGTGTGTATTAATAAATAAGTTAGTTTTATATTAAATATAAGTAAATAAGTATGGAGAATTTTTATCAAACACTAGGTGTGAATGAAAACGCAACTCAAGATGAGATTAAGAAAGCATATCGTAAATTAGCGGTAGAACATCATCCGGACAAAGGTGGTAATGAAGATACTTTTAAAAAAATATCACAAGCTTATGATACGGTAGGTGACGAAAGTAAACGAAAACAATACGATAACCAAAGAAGTAACCCATTTTCTAATATGGGTGGTGGAGGGTTTAATCCTTTTGAGGATATGTTTCAAAATGGTTTTTACCAACAAAGAAGAAGGGCGGCTCCTGATAAAATTATTGAAGTTACCGTTGGTGCAATACAATCTTATAATGGTTCAGAAAAAAGTTTTACGTATAATAGAAAACATAAATGTGAACCGTGTAATGGTAATGGTGGTGAAAGAATAAATTGTAACTCTTGTGGTGGGGAAGGGTTTATTACACAAAGAGTTGGTTCAGGGTTATTTGTCCAACTTGTGAGACAAACTTGTAATTCATGTGGTGGTAAAGGATTTTCATATAAAACGGTTTGTGGTTCGTGTAATGGAGAAACAACCACTACTAAACCTGAGACAATAACAATTAAACTTCCTCACGGAATAGATGAGGGTCAATTTTTGAAATTGCAAGGTAAAGGTGACTATGTGAATGGTGTTTATGGAAATCTAGTAATTAAAGTTAAAGTAACTCCTGAAGATAATTTTGAAAAATCAGGTGATGATTTGATATATAATGCGTATTTTAATTTAGATACTATTAGAAATGAAAAGTTAGATATTAAACACCCAAAAGGTACAATGTCTATAAAATTACCTGAAGAATTTGATACAGAAAAACCCCTTCGAGTAAAATCAAAAGGGTTTCATAATACGGGTGATTTATTCGTTAAGCTACACGTTAAATTTAAACGTAATTAGAAAAGATTAATTAGTTCTTTTACTAATTTGATTGTGCCATAAATTGATGAGAATAAAACATATGTTGATATAATCACCATAACCCAATGTGATTTAGATAATGACTTACGTTTACATGTTTTACATTCTTTTTTAGGTTGTTCAGTGATGTCGTAAATAATATCCTTTTCTTCGATAATTTGTCCTTCAAGTTGTTCCATAGTAATATATTTTAAATAAATATAATAAAAAATTTTTGAAAGAGAAACTTGCTTTTTAACTTTTTATTTCTTATACTTAAAAAAAAGAAAATTATGGCATTATCGTACATCGGAGGTAAATCTAAAATAGGTAAATGGATTGTTCCATTTATACCTAACGACATTGAAACATACATTGAACCATTTTCAGGTATGTTTTGGGTATTTTTTAATATGGACTTAACAAAGTACCCAAACTTAAAGAACGTTGTTTACAACGACTTTAATCCACTAAACTACAATTTATTTCAATGTCTTCATAATCCGGAAAGATTATTAGAAGAAGTGAATAATATTCCTTGTCAACAAAGGAATGAGTTTCCGACACCGGACATCTATAAAGAACAATTTATCAACTTCCAAGCTGAAATTTTTGACGAGAATTTAAACTTACAGGCTTACGATTATGTTATCGCTGCGAAATACGCTTATGTATTATCACAGGTATTCTCGGGGTCTAAACCTGAAACAAGTAATTTTATTGACTTAAAAGGTAAGTATAAATCAAAATACCTTACATTCAGAGATAAGTTATCTAAAAAAGATTGGGTTGAACACTTCTTAAAGATTACTCACGTAGAAAATATGGACTTCCAAGACGTTATCCAAAAATATGATGGGCCATCAACATATGTTTATGCTGACCCCCCATATTGGAAGACAGAGAACTATTACAACAACCACGACTTTGATAGTAAAGACCACGAGAGATTGGCTGATTGTCTAAAAGGTATTCAAGGTAAGTTCTCATTATCGTATTACGATTTCCCACAATTACATACTTGGTTTCCACCTCTTCAATTTGTTTGGGAGAAGAAAGAGTTCGCTAAGGCGGCCGCTGCGAAGAAAGGTAAGGCACAAAATATGGGGGAAGAACTCCTTATTATGAATTACCAAAAATAATTTGTGTTTTAAGAAATAAGTGTTATCTTTGTCCCCGTTGAACAAAAGTAAATGATGTTTAGCGAATTATTTAGAAAAAACAAATATTTATAATAAAAACGATTAAAATGAGACTAACTAACACATTATCAACTTTAATTACAGAACAATCGCGTTTCCAAGTGTTATATGACAAATTGGTAAAACCTTCTGACAAGCCAACAAGACCGGGTGAGAAACCTAAAGGGGCGATGGATTTTGAAACATTAAAGGCTATTATACTTGCTGACCCAACCACAATCGTTCCTGAAGGAATGGATATTGACACTATTTCTTTAAAGGATATGGAAAAAGTTAAAGTTGGGAAATACTCTCAATGGCTACTTAAAAACTTCATAAAACCGGTATTTACCGATGAGAATGCTGGTTTAGAACCGGGAACACCTGAATATAAAAAGGCCGCTCAAGAGTATAGAAGATTATTCTTGGAGGATTTATATAAAGTAACTTCTGACTTAAGAAAATACGAAAAAGTTAAACAATACTTACCTCAAGAGGCGAGAGATATTAACAAAATAACTGCTGCTGAGTTATTCAAATTATTGGATGAGTTCGTAATGCCGGAGAAAAAACAAAAAGAATTAGAGAAGAAGGTAGCTAAGAAGACCCGAGAAGGATTTAATCACGCAGGTGGTGAGATTGTATGGGAAGGTCCAAATTGGACTATGATTAGAATCTCTGATAAAGGTGAAGTAGGAAAAGACGCTGCGGTTTATTACGGTGGATTCCACGAATATGACCAAGGAGAATCAAGATGGTGTACATCATCACCTGGTTTAACTTACTTCAACGGATATATTAAAGATGGTCCATTATATGTTGTATTCCCTAATGACGATAAAGGTGAGGTTGGTTTAAAAACCGGTTTACCAAAAGAAAGATACCAATTCCACTTCCCATCTAATCAATATATGGATAGAACGGACAGACAAATTAACTTGGTTGAATACTTGAATGGTCCTATGTCGGAACTTAAAGATTTCTTCAAACCTGAATTTGCTAAAGGATTAGTTAAAGCTGGTACAAGTGATGTTGTGGATATTTCTTATCCTGATAATGCGGCAGGTAAATTTGTTGCGTTATATGGTTTTGATGAATTGTTTGAAAGTTTACCTGATACGATTGTTAGATTATTAATCAGTAATAAATCAAATGAGAATATTGCTTTAGATGTTCCGGAATCAATCGGTAGATTTAAAAACCTACAAGCATTAAAATTAGAGAAAATTTGTAGAACTATTCCAAGTTCAGTTTGTGAATTAAAAGAATTGAATTTCTTGGCTCTACCAAATAACAAAGATTTAAAATCTTTACCTGAATGTTTAATCAACTTAACTGATTTAGCGTTTATCAATTTAAAAGATAGTAACCCAAATGTTGAAATCCCACCAAAATTAAAGGAGAGATTGACAGACGAAGGAATGGGATTCTATTATTTTGACTAGTATTAATATTTAAACACCATACAAAATGAAAAATGTTGACGTTGAAATCTACATTAATCAATTTAAAACTTTCTTTAACAACAACCCCAACGACTTAATTCAGTTGATTGGGGATGTTTTAAAGGATGACTTCTACGATAGAGTAAAACAACAATCATTAGATAACGTTGAGAACGGAGAGGACGTTTCTTTAACTCAAAAACAAATCATATCTATTGTTGTATCACTTAAACAATCTCAAAACGATGAGGTTGATATGGATAAGATTAAGTCCATAATTTATCACACAGAATTTGCACACTTTTCTCTTAACTAATTTGTATAACTAAGATTATTGTATTATCTTTGTATTCTTAATTGTGTTGTATGAGAGAAGAATTATTTAACCTTACTAGAAAAGAATATCGGGTATATGAATACTCCGACACCAATCGTATTATAACTAAACAGGAAGAAGAGATTGACGTATTTGGTGGTATGATAACACCATTTCGTAGTAGTGCGCCTTGGGGTCATTTTGATATGAAGGGTGATTACAATACTGAAGAAAAATTTAACGAGCACTATGGTAACCCGATGGCTTCTGTTGATATGACACGAAGAATTATGTGTGTTACAACCGAGGGTGATAAGATTACCTTCAAGTTGTTTTGGTACAACAGACGAAGAAGGGTAACCTCAAAATGGTTTAAAACTAGCACTCAATGTAAGTTTATCACATTCAACCATAAGACCAACGCGTTATATACTGGTACGTTGGATAACTACCACTTAAAAAGAAAGTGCCGTAAAAGAATTAGAAGAACATTATTTAATTCTGACCCTATCAATACGTTAAGAAGATGGATACGAGACACGTTTAGTTCTGAAGAACAAAAAACTATTGATGTCCCAACCATTGTTAACCAAGTGGTCTCTGTGTATGTAAATTCAATTCCGGGAACAGAAAAATATCCTACATTATTACCGGAACAAAAAATTTATAGACGATACTTAGATGCTCAAGGAATCAAATACCCTGACAATTGGTTTGAACTTGCCGACGCTTATCCTCAACCAAAGAAGAAAGATTTGGTTAAGTGTGAGTATAAGTATATTGATGCCTTAATGAGGGTTCATAATTTGAAGGGGGATAAAGTTAAGAAGATGTTACATCAGGTTGATAGATTTTTAGATGGTAGTCATTTTGATTTGTCTTGTGAATTTTTTGGAGAGAAATTCATTCTAAATCAATCTGAAGAATTTATTAAAAAATTGTTGGAAACAACAACATTAACTAAAATTTCTTTGGGGGTTTTGAATGGTAGTGGATTATCTAAATCGGAGCGTTCAAACTTTTTTGAGATTTATAAATTATACTATAATAAGTTAATTGATTATCATACAATCAGTGACCACTTTAGATTTTATATATTTTTAAAAGATTTAGAACCAATTAAATGGAAGTCAAATACTCACGATGAATTTACTCAAGAACACTACGATTGGTCTGAGAAGTTTAATCATTATACCAATGGTGACTTCAGAAGAATTTACAACCCAACTTTTGTTGAGAAGGTTAACGAGGCGATATTAACCAAAGATGGTCCGTATTTCCCGGAGGTATTATTAACATCCAAACGATATAATAATGAGTCGTTCTTCCAAAACAATTGTGTTAAAACGTACATCAAACGAGTTGATTCTTTACTAATCTCTATGAGACGAGGTCAGGGTGATACTGAAGAGAGAGCGTCAATAGAATATCGTATTACTTTACCTTCTCAACATAATACGTTTGATTTAGAGAGAGTTCAAACTTTGGGGAAATTTAATCAAAGATTGGATGAAAGTTGGGATGACGCATTAATTAAATTGGATAATAAAATTTACCAATATGAGGATTTGTTTGATATCTTACAGATTGATGGCGAATTTGGGGGTAGAAAAGTGTTTTCTGATTGGGTTGCTAAAGAAGTTGAAATATATTCGGTTACAAAAACAGGAAAAAATGGTACTGAAATGAGATTATCTTGGAAAAACGATTCAATAATGAAATTAAATTCATATAATTACAATGTTGCACCGGCTCAAATGTGGGGTGACGACGAATTAGGATTTTAATATGAAAGAAATACCACAACATTGTATTGATACCTTCAAGGAAAGGTTTGGAGCACATCCTAGTATTGTAGAATTATACCCTACAATGTCTAGTGAAGATACCGATAAGTTTTTAAGTAAAGCTCATTTGTTATGGTTTGAAAATTTTGTGAATGACGAATATAAGATTGTTCCTATGGACAGATTATATGAATATGACTCTAGTGGTATTTTAATACTCCGAAAGTCCCATACCAAGATATTTATTTTAACAAAGGTGGATAAACAAAACGTGGTAGATTTTATATTACTACAATTAAAAAGATTAACAAAAAAAGATTAAAAAATGGAAATTACACAAGAATTATTACAAGAAAAAATTAACAATGGTGAAAAATTAGTGGTTGACTTTTGGGCTCCATGGTGTGGACCTTGTAAAGTTATGAAACCGGCTTTTGAAAAAGTTTCTGAAGAATTTAGAAACGAAAACTCTGAAGTTCAATTGTTCACCTTAAATGTTGAAGAAAATAAAGAGTTTGCTGCTTCATTAGGTATTAGAGCAATTCCTACGGTTAAATCATTTTCAGATGGTAAAGAAGTTTATTCTCAACCGGGAATGCAAATGGAAAGTCAAATTAAACAATTAGTGACTAACCTAATCAATGGATAAGTTATTAATTCTTTTCACTATGAAAGGTTGTCCTTATTGTGATATGATGAAGGAACAACTTATTAAAAATGATATTGGATTTGTTATAAGAGATATTGATGAACATAAAGATGAATATGATATGTTTGTCGAAGTAACTGAAAACGAATTTGTCCCAGCTTTTATGATTGTGGAATCTCCGGATGAATCACCTAAAAGTTATTTATACGCACCTGAAAGAGATTTTGATGAAATTGATGAAGGTGTTGAAATAATTAAAGAACATTTTAAAAAATAAAAAAAATCCCCTTAATTGGGGATTTTCTTTTTAAAATAGTATAAGGTCTTTAATTTTATCTCTGGTTAGCCAAGGTTTTTTATCGAATGGCAAAGTAGTGTCTTCAATAATATCATAATTCTTAATCTTATCGTTAAACATCAACATATCAAAATCAAACACGTCTAACACCATTGATATTATATCTTTTTTTGGATGTATTGAATTACTAACAATGTCAATTTGATTATCCTCATCCACTTTAACAGAAGAATATTTAAAAGTTAACTTGTCTGTTAGTAGTACATTAAATAATTGATTACAGATGTATTCTGAATAGTATAACTCTTGTCTACCCATACTTAAACTATATCCGTGTGGAAACTCCGATGAAATATTTAATGGTGAGTATGTGTAATAATTTAAATTAGAGGTATCATCTTCAGAATAATCTAATTCGTATTCTAATCTATTGTTATTATACGATATTGAATTGAATTTAGGTTGGGGATTATCAATTAAATCGTTCATTATAGATGAATGATATATTGGTCGTGAAGAATTATGGAAATCAAAAATATATTCGGGTTTTTTGGATAATTCAGTGTCATATATAATAACATCGATAATATTTAAAATTTTATATCCAAATTGTTCCATTAAAGGTTGATATTCTTTATAGAATTCCTCTTTAACAATTACCATATCCAATATTTTATCTGAATTGGTTAATCCATTGACTATGAAAAATTTACCACAATCGGTAACTTCAATAACAACATCGTATTGATTGGTTTTGTTTATCTCTTTTACTAAAAAGTCCGCGAACAGGTTTACAATCCCTTTGTTTGAATTTTCATTTACGTATTTCATATTTTTAAATTATATGAAAGGATATACAAATTAAATTTAATTATAAATAAAAAAGGGACAAAAAGTCCCTTTATTTTTTTAAACACAAAATATTATTTTTTAGTGTAATATCTCTCAACAACTTTACGAATAGATTCTTGTATTGGCTGAGTTTTTGGAGCTTGAGCCTGAACCTGCTGTAGAGTTTGAGATTGACTTGATTGTTGTGTCGTTTGTGTTTGTTGTGCTTTGTTTTTACATCCGCAACCCATGATTATTTTTATTTAAACGTTTATAACCATAAATATCATATATAATGATAATATGTAAATATATTTTATATCTTTGTGTATATTTATTAATATGGGTAATAAAATAGTTTTAACGAATAAAGATTTACATCAGATTGTAAAACAAATCAAGGAACAAGTTGAGGGTGATTATTATAAGATATCACCTGAAGAATATATACAATTAATGTCTTTAGGTAGTTATCACGGGAAAGCGATAACTAAAATGAAAAAGTTTCAAGGTAAACCATTATGGATAACCGGAGATTTAAATCTATCTAGTACCCCAACAGATAGTTTAGGGAATGTTGGATATGTTGATGGAAGTTTAAATATCTCATATACTAATGTTTCTAATATAACAGGCACTAAAGTTAAAAGTTGGGTTTCTGATTCTAATAGTCCTCGTGAACGATTTAGAGATAAAGAGGAATTAAATGCTAAACTTACTATACAAGAATCTCTTCGTGAGAATGATGAATGGGCTTTAGAAAAAGGTGATGAAACCGGAGAAAAGGCTCGTGCATTATTTGATAATTTAATTAATAATGGGGAGATTGAACCATTATCAGATGAAGACAAAGAAAAATTAACAATCTTGCAACGTAAACTCCAAGATTTGGAAGAAGAATATAATGACCTTGATGATAATGATGAGAGAGCCTATGAGTTGCAAGATGCTATTGATGAAACACAATCAGAAATTGATGAATTAGAAGAGAATAATGTGGATGTCTATATGATGTATCCACAACCAAGATATACTCATTATGGTTTACAACAATTTGAGGTTTTAATACCTGGTTTCAAAAATAATGAATATACTGTTGGAACTGAAGAAGAGATGGATGATGCGGCGTTACAATATGCTAAAAATTACGTTGATGATGTGGGTGCTGATGGATTTAGTGAATCATTTATTGAAGATTATTTGGATGTTGATGCAATTGTAAGTATGGCTGAAGATGATTATGAATATCAAGTTAGAGATTATCCTGATAGTTATTTTAGTGATGACGATTATGAATTGACTTCGGAACAAGAAGAAAGAATAGAACAGATTGAGTCACAAATAGAAGATTTAGAACAACAAAAACTTGAATTAGACTCAGATGATGAGAATTATTATGACTACGAAGAAGATTTAGATAATCAAATTCAGGTTCTCCAAGAAGAATTAGATGATATTGAACCTGACACTGAACCAAGTGAAGATATGATTGATAATATGGTTCAGAGTTTAGTTAGAGACGTAAGAAGAGACCCATTAGATTATCTTAAAAACTATGGTTTAGACTTTAAGGAATATGTAGATGAAGACGCTTTAGCTCAAGGGTTAGTTGACTCTGATGGTTGGGGTGTTATGAATAGTTATGACGGTCAATATGATAGTGAAGAAGTTAATGGGGTAACCTATTATATTATGAGAACTAACTAAAACTATTCCTTTTTCCAATCTTTTCCTGTATATTTTAAATAATTGAATATGGAAATGAAACAGAAAAATAAAAATAGATTTATAATGGATACCGATTGGTTATTTGACGGTATTCTCGACGCCGAACAAAAACAGTATGTTTTATTGGACTACTTTCAAAAGATGAATAAACATCTTGAGAGAATGGAGGTCTACCCGATGTTTATTGAACTTTCACTACATTTGGGTAATATACAGACCTTACTCACACAAAACAAAATCTTATACGTAGATAGAAAATTAACATCCAATGACGATGAACTAGTGTTATCCGATTTGAAGGTTAAAGACATCCCCATTTTAGATGATGAGGAAGTAATTGAATATCATAAAATATTAAAAAATAGTCAACCACAACTACACGACTATTTCAATTTTGCAAAATCAATATGGAGTATTGTTTATGACTCTATAGAGGTTGTTGTGAAAAAAAACAAAAACAATCTACAAAGTAAATCCGGATTTTTTTATTACAAGCAACCCGATAATTTATACATTTGGCAATACACTACAAGAAAAGTGTATAAGACCAAAGGACAAACAAAAACCTCTCTAAAATTAATTTTCAAAGGACAACAGGATAGTTTGACAATCCCAGAAATTATCTCTACATTTTCTAAAACCTATGAAAAAAACAATGAAGTTGATTATCCAATTTTTGAAGTATTTTGTAGTGATGTGTTTCCATTAGAACAAACACTTGTACCAATCTTTAAAAGAAAAGTATTATCATATATTAATCAAAGCGTTAAAATTACAAGAAAATTATTATCATAATGGACAAAAGACAGATTAAATCGTTAATGGATAAGTTAAGACAACCAATCCACATTAGTTATATTTCAAGGTATATTATTAAAAAAGATATTGATGAAACAAAAAAACAATTAGATATTTTAATATCTGAAGGTTATATTAAGGAAAGTAAATTAAGTCAAGGATATTATGTGGCTGTCTAAAAAAACATATAACATTGGTTATCGTTGTAGTCAGACCGTGATTAAGTTTTTTAAGTACTCAATTTTATATAGTACGTCACCATCCGGATGGTCTATTAGGTTTAATAATGGGATTGGAGTTAATGTTACAACAAAACCTTTATTCTCAGTTAGAAATGGGTATGTAAAAAGTATTAAGTTAGGAAAATATTATATAGTAAAATTATGAGTAAAGAAATGGTAAACCACCCGGAACATTACGGGGGTCAAGACAATCCGTATGAGGTTGTAAAAGTGTGTGAGGCTTGGGGTCTTGATAAAGATGCTTACATATTCAATGTTGTAAAATATGTTGCAAGAGCAGGTAAGAAAGATACAGATAAAGAACTTCAGGATATGAAAAAAGCATTATGGTATTTGAATCGTAAAATTGAACGTCTTGAGAGTAACGGTTGATATTGATGAATACGCGGAAGGTGCGGTTCTATTGGATGGATTAGAAGGTGCTATCGTTGGGATAGTTGAGGACTTCGGTTCTCCGGGAAGAAAGATGTTATATTCCAAACAAGGAATATTAAATATACTACAAGAGAGAGACCTAATGACTTATGGTGAGGCAGAAGAGTTTTACGATTATAATATATTAGGATTACACGCGGGTGAACAAAACGCAGTATTTTTAGATTTAGAAATAAAACCAATAAAAAAAGAAGATGGTTGGGAATACCAACTGAAAGAGTAATATGGCAAATGTAATGACAACATATGTTAAGATTGTTAATCTTAACGAAGAAACGTTTTTAAAATTTAGTGATTTATTTAAAACTGAAAATGACAATAGTTCTTATGTAGAATTAGTAAATCATTTTAATAAATTATTTGATGAGAAATTTAGTGAACCGGATAATGTTATGGACCGAGAATGGATGGAACAAAACATTGGTTCAAAGTGGATTACCGTTGAATTTGGTGATGATGGATACACACCTGAAGTTGATGTGATAATCGAAAGTGCTTGGAGTGTTCCTACGGAATATATTCAAAAAGTGGTTGAGGTTTTAAATCGGATGGATAAAGATATTGTAGCTTATGGTACATACGAAGATGAAGGATTTTCACCTATCGGTGCGTTTGTTTACGGATATGATTATGATGATATTGAAGATTACGATGAAGAAGTTGATTTTGATGAAATGATGAATGACGACGAGTATCATGAAAAAACGTATGATGAACTATATTCATTAAGAGATAGTTTATATAATTCATATCTTGAAGCAAAAAAAGAAAGAGAAGAAGATGATAGAAACGGGTAAGATTATAAATGGAGATTGTGTTGAGGTAATGAAATCACTTCCGGATGGATGTATTGATTTACTAGTAACCTCACCACCATACAATGTCAACGTGTCGTATGATGTTTACGATGATGGGCGTTCAATGGACGAGTATTGGGATTTTACCCGACAATGGTTATCTGAATCATTAAGAATATTGAAAGACGATGGTAGAGTTGCAATCAATGTTCCTATAGAATTAAACGTTCAAGAAAGAGGGGGAAGAATATTATTCAACGCTGAATTTTGGATAATGATGAAAGAAGTTGGATTCAAATTCTTTGGGATGGTAGATTTAACTGAAGATTCCCCGCATAGAGTTAGACAAACTGCTTGGGGTAGTTGGATGAGTGCTAGTTGTCCTTATATTTACAACCCAAAGGAGTGTATAATATTGGCTTACAAAAAAACTAATAAGAAACTGACCAAAGGTGAATCACAATGGAAAGGTGTTCCAACGGATGTTGAGCAACCGGACGGAACAACTAAAAATAAAGTGGTTTATCAGGATGAGGATAAGAAAGAGTTTATGAATTTAGTATTTGGAAGATGGGAATACTTCGCTGATACCAAATCATTAACAAAGGCGACATTCTCAATGGATATTCCATCAAAGGCGATTAAGATATTAACTTACAAGAATGATATTGTACTCGACCCTTTTATGGGTAGTGGAACTTCAGCGTTCGCGGCGGAACTATTGGACCGAAGATGGTTGGGAATCGAGTTATCACCGGATTATACGGAGATTGCTAGAAAAAGAGTTCAAGCATTAATTGATGAGAGAAGACAAACAAAATTAGAGTTAAAAGAAGAGGAGGTTTAATCCTCTTTTTTTATGTCGTAATAGAATGAATTAGTATCTTCACTAACCCATCGGTCTGATTGATTTTCAACTGATGGAAGGTCAGTATCAACTTTAAATTGTTTTAAATTGTCAGGTAATTTTTTTGTTACCCAATTACTATCTTTCCAAAAGATTCTATTGTTTGGTTGACATAAAAGATATCCATCATCACCACTAAATATGTGACCACATTTATAATCGGATGGTTCATCACTATATGGGTTATTAAACCAATCTACAGTAAACATATATGTTCCCCACACTTTAGTTCCGTCTCTTAACACTATTTCGGCTCTATGATATGCTAAAAAGTCGTATTCAATTATCGATACGTTTTCTGAAAAACAATCCCAAAGTTGTTTATAATTAAACGGAATATCATTGGTAGGTTCTTTTACGTATATTTCGGATATTGGTACTCTACTTCTAACCATACCATCATCGGTCATTACGTGAAAAGTTAATATTACTCCTGATACTGATTGAATTCCAAAACAATATATGTTAATGAAAACATTTTTATCTTCTTCATTTTTGGTAAAATGATATTTTCTTACTAACGCTTTAAAGCTAGGAATGTTTGAATTTAATGTACTCATATTACAAAAATAATTGAAGTTAATATAAAGAGAAGTGTTTAAATATTTTGTGTTATATTTATATATAAATATTTATTATGACAAAAAGATTTATTATTACTGAAGAAGAAAAAGATGATATCCTTTCTAAATATGGTTTAGTTAGTGAGCAAATGAACCAACAAAAGGCGGTTGATACTCAAATGGAAAAAATTAAACCTGAAACAGGTGGTAAATATTGTTTTGGTGACCCAAAACGACTTCAATCGGCTTATGGTTATAATGTTAAATTATATAAAGTTAAATCAGGTGATACGTTAAGTGATATCGCTTCAAAACATCCTGGTGTTACTGACGTTGATGACCTTATTAGAATCAATAAAGGTTGTTCGGTAAGTAAAGGGTTGAAAAGTGGTGATGTAATTGCGATTGTGATGATGCCTTCAATGTAATATGAAAAAACTTATAAAAGAAAGTGGGATAAGAGATATTAATGCTCTTGCAAAACGATATCCCAAAGCGGAAATATATTTTCACCAAGATTTAGATGGTGTAACTACGGCTATTGCTATGAGAGAATATCTTGAAAACAATGGTATTAAAGTTGTGGGTGCTCACGTCATTCAATATGGTGATAAAGAATTTGCTGTAAAGAAGAATGATGCTAAAGGTGATGTGATGCCGGTCTTGGTTGATTTTGCTCACGGAAAACCAATGTTTGTTATCCATACTGACCACCATGATAGACAAGCTGGTGCTGAAGATACAAAATCAACTTCTTTTAGACAATCTCGTTCCAATGTTGAAACCATCTCACAGGTTGTTTCACCAAAGGAATTATTTCCATCTTCAGATATTTTATTGATATCAACAGTAGATTCTGCAAATTATGCGGTAAACAATATTACGGTTGACCAAGTTATTTCTTATTTATTTAAATTAGATAAGGACAAATCATTGGAGAAAAATAAAATGTTAATGGGGTTAGTTGTTAACAAATTATTATTAGCATTTAAAAACAAGCCAGGGTTTTTAGAAACATTGGTTATGGAATGTTCACCATCATTGTTGAATATCCTTAACACCATTAAAAGAATAATGGTTGAAAAAGGTTATGCAAAACCGGAGGAACTTGAAAAGAACAAAGAGGATTACGTTAAGTCAATGCAGACCAACCCAAATGTTAAAGTAATGGATAACGTTATTGTTCAATATGGTGGTGGGTCAATGTTTAAACCGGGTTCTTATGATAGATATACGCCATTTAAAAACAACCCTGAAGCTGATTTTATTGTTATTGCTTGGCCGTTAGGGTTAGTTCAAGCATCTTGTAATCCATTCAAAGGTGAAAGACAATTGAAAGGTGTGAATTTAGGTGAGATTGCTCAAGAAGTATTATCTAAATGGGAGGACCAATTAAAACAAAGAGAGATACCATTGTCAACTATTAAATGGGTTTCGGAATCTTCAAAAGATTTTAATCAAGAATCGACAGGGTTTACATTTAAAGATTTTGTTGCTTTATATGGTAAAGAATATAAGACAATGGAAGATGGTAGAGAAAAATTATATCACATTGGTGAAATGATGGAAATGCCTTTTTCTGAATTACCTGAAGAACATAGAAAAATGTTGGATGACATTAAAGTTAACGCATGGGATTTCATTCAATCAAATAGTGGTGGACACAAATGTATTACAAACATATCCGGGTTAAACTTTATGGGTAGAAGTACTAGACCACCAAAAGGTAGTACTAGATATAATGAATCTGAAGATTCACCTTCAGTTAAGTTTACCAAAATGATTCAGAATGAGTTTGTGAAAGTATTACAGGAGAAGATAAATCAATCGTAGTGAAGGATTGTATCACCGGATTTAATACTTAACTTTTTACAAGTTCCACCTTGGACTTCAAGTATCATATCGCCTTCACCACAATAATTTTCACAATCCTTTGTTTTACAAGGTTGGCAGTTGTGGTGAATTTTTGTTATAACATCATCTTCAATGAAGATTATATCAAGATTAGTTATACAATTTTTCATCCAAAAGCAGTGTTGACCTTCGGACATAATAAATAACATACCGTTAAAGGTATTGTCAAATTTTTTGTTCATCATCCCTTCACTAGTGTCTTTGGATGACATAACAGTTTTGACTTTAAATTTATTTTTGTTTATAGTTAAATTCATATACTTATAAATACGCAAAAAAATATAAAATGAAAGAAGTAAAAAGATATTCCGGTGTAATTGTTAAATGTGGTGACGAAGTGTTACTATGTAAAAGAAATGCTACTGATTCTTTACCGGGTCAATGGAGCATACCTTGTGGACACTTGGAAAAAGGTGAGCATCCAATGGATGGTGTTAAGAGAGAATTTGAAGAGGAAACAAATTATACTTTAGATAACAAATTAAAATTAGTTGGGTTTGTTAAGAGATACAATCGTGACGGCTCAGAGGTGAAAGGGTTGATGTATGTGTTTATGATGGAAACCGATGAAAAGATAAATCCAGATTTAGAGAACGCTAAAGATGGTGAAGAACACACAGAATGTGGGTATTTTGACCTTGAAAATCTACCATTTGATAAAAAAGATGACCAATTATGTAAATTAATTACGAGAATCTTAAAAAAAGATTGATTTTTGTAATTTTATAATGTATTTATTAATTCATTACGCCAACAACCCCCTTTCTTATGGTTGGACACATTGAAACCTCAACAGAGTAAAATTTGTTGAGGTTTTTTTTGTTTATAACAAAAATAGTATTATCTTTGTCGGGAATTTAATTATTAAGATATGATAGTATTAGGAATTATTTTAGGTATCATCTTATTGTTGGTTGCGATGATAGGTGTGGGCGGTTCTATTCAAGACAAAAATAGACGAGCAAAATGTAAAAATTGGAAAGTTGGTGATAAATTAGCTTTGTGTAGAGGTAAATATAATGATATTTTAGAACACAGAAAGAAAGAATATGCTATTCTTAAAGGGTGGGATTTAGAGAATCTTTATATTGATTGTGGTGATGATATGGTTTATCAAGTTAATTGGTCTATAATGAACTTTAACAAATCTTATATTTGGAGAAAAAACTACGAAGATGCTAAAAAAGTAATGGGATGTGACCCGGCTTTTAGTGGTGGTGTTGGTGAGAGTTCTATTGGTAGAATTTATAATGGAAAACCAATTGACGTTATGAGTGAGATTGAGTGTGAGGTGTATTTGAAAAAAGCGTTGGAAGAAGAAGATTACGACACAGCTGAGTTGATAAGAAAAAGAATGGAAAAATTTAGATAAGATGAAAAATATTTTAAGAGGAATGGCTTTGGCGGTACTAGTTTATTGTGTAATTATTGGAATCACTTTGGTATGTGTTAAGTTATGTGGTGGAAGAATAAGTGATGTTTCAACCGATGTTTATGTTGGTATCGGTGTGGTTTGTGGTTTTATGGGAATAATGATTAACGAAAAATTAGATTAAGATGGGAGAAAAATTTGAAGCATTCGCAATAGCAATATTATCTTTGATAGTATTAGGAATTTTTATGGCTTGGCCGGTCCAAATATTATGGAACGGATGTTTAATCCAAGCGGTAGACGGGTTAAATCCAATTACGTTTTGGCAAGCGTTAGGGATTAATATTTTATGTGGTGTCTTATTTAAAAATTCATCAAGTTCTAAAGATTAATTTTGTATATTAAAAAAATAGTATTATCTTTGTACTCACAAAACATATAGATATGACTACATCAAATTACACAATCAGAATTGAGAACGAGAAGTTCGGGAAACTATTAAACGAAACATTCGTGGATGCAATCCAATTCAAGTTATTCTTGAAGATGGTTCAGGGCTGTCTTGAGTTGAAAAACGATTTGACATTCTTCAACGGAAGTGATTTTTTAATTCACGTTCCATTCAAATATTTGGTAGAATCAGTTATTGTTACATCAACATTTGATATGACATTGGCTGACCATATGAGAAGTAAAGTAGAGGCGTTAGTAACTAAATAATTAGAAAAATATGGATAATTTAGGATTATTATTTTTAGCTGTTGTGATATGTTATTTTTTTTACAAATTTTGGAAAAAAATTATAGCACTGATTGTTCTTGGGATTGTGTTTGGGTTTATGTTTATGGCATCAAGTGTTAATGATTTTATCACTGATGTAAAAAAGATAGGTTCTAAACAAGAAACATCTCAAACCGATATGGTTTATGAAGATACTATAACACAACAATATGTTCACACAAATATTGAGGTGGATTCAACTAATTTAGATTATAAAACAGACGATTCAAAAAAAGAATAAAAATATGAGCACAAATTACTACAGAATACCGAAACAAAAAGTTGTTAGAGAAAAATACCTTGAATTGGCAGAACAAATTAGTTATATGGATATATTCTCACCGGAACAAATTTACAATGAATTTAGAACCATTGAAAAAGGTTTTGAACGTTGGAGTCCGTGGGACAATTTTATAGATGGATTAAAGATTCATATTGGAAAGAGAAGTTCAGGGTGGAAATTCCTATGGAACTTTCAAGAGGGTAAATTCTATACTAATAAGGAAGAACTATTTAAGTTCATCCGTTCAGGTAGAATTGTTGATGAGTATGGTGAATTACAAGACACCGAAGAGTTCATTAAGATGGCTTTGGAGTGGGGTCAACCGGATGGTTATGTGTTGGATGAAAATTATATCGCCGAACAACGTAAGCAACCTAATTACCGACCAAGTTTTATTAATATGTCAAATTATTATGATAAAGAAGTTGATGGTCTTCGAGTATCATCATCTGTAGAGTTTTCCTAGTTCTCTTTAAAGATAGGATGGTGGAGTCGCCGACATCTCAGTCGGCCCTAAAATTAACCCTCACATAAAGTGGGGGTTTTTTGTTTAGTTAGATATTTATAAATAAAAGAATTATGGGTAACGTTATATTGACAGAAAAACAACTTGAAAAGTTGATTAACAAAATGAAGACCGTTAATGAGAATCATAGTGAAGGTTCTTATATGGCTAAACAACAATTATTTACAATTGCAACATTGGCTCACGCTATGTGGGAGAAAATGGAAGATGGTGAACAACTTGAAGATTGGATGGAATCTAAGATATCTCAAGCGGAACAAAGTATTGTAGGAGTTGTTAAAACTTTTATGTATGATGAGTTTAAAGACGAATCTAAATCCAATGATGGCATGGGAAAACTTAATTATGATGAAATTATAATAGGTAAATAATAAAATAACTTTTACATTTTACAAACCTTTGTTTATTATTAGACAAAGGTTTTTTTTATGAGTAGAATTATTGTAACAGGTGGGCTCGGATTTATCGGGTCTGAATTTGTAAATTATGTGATGAACAACACAGACCATGAGGTTGTTGATTTAGATAAAATGACTTACGCGGCTAATATTGATAATATTAAGCAACCATTTCATTTAATAAAAAAAGATATTTGTAAAGTAACCCAAGATGATTTAGGTGATTACGATTATATTGTAAATTTCGC